ATGGTTAAGGAACTTAATACACTTATTAAAGATCTTAACAAACTAAATATCAAATTGTATAAGCAAGGAGTAACCTATAGAATCGATGATGGCTATAGTGAAGAAGTTAGTGCTAAACAAATTGAAATACAATATTTAAAACAAACGGTGGAATACTAATGAGCTGGTGGAATAAACTCGTAAGAGACAAAAAGAAAGAAAAAGAGCAAGTTGACGAAAAAGTAAAAACTGCTGAAGATCTTCGTAGAGAAGCATTAGAATCAGAAAAAGAACTTGCTACTAAGAAGGGCGAAGCATGGGTTGCTGTATTAGATACGCAAGTTAATCCTGATAACATTCGAAACGGGTTCTTTGAGCTCGATTGGAATAATGAGTTTATTGAACAATTACTTGACGCAGGATATAGCGGTGAATCAAATGAGCAGATTGTTGATGCATGGTTTAGAACTATTGTATCACAAATGCTGGGAGAAGAAGGTCAAGATCCTAAAACTGGAGCAGGGTATATTAATGTAGTTCCAATTGACAAGGGCAAGAGTGAAATATCTTAATGGTTGACAACAGCCAGATCTGGTGCTATAATAATACTATAAATTACACAGAGGCAAACTAATGGCAACTTATATTCTCGTAGATACACTCAACACGTTCTTTCGTGCAAGGCATGTAGTACGTGGCGACATTGACACTAAGGTAGGTATGGCCCTACATATTACGCTTAATGGCGTTAAGAAAGCATGGCGTGACTTTGATGCTGATCATATTGTATTTTGTTTAGAAGGACGTAGCTGGCGCAAAGACTTTTATGAGCCTTACAAACGTAACCGCAAAGAGACTCGAGATGCAATGACTCCTGCACAAGCAGATGAAGACAAAGTCTTTTTTGAGATCTTTGACGAATTTAAGAACTTTGTATCAGAGAAGACTAACTGCACTGTTTTACAAAATCCTGTGTTAGAAGCTGACGATCTTATTGCAGGTTGGGTACAGAATCATCCCAATGATAATCATGTTATTCTTAGTACCGACGGTGACTTTGCGCAACTTATTGCACCTAATTGTAAGCAGTACAACGGTATACAGAATGTTACTATTACACATGAGGGTTACTTTGACGACAACGGCAAGCCTGTAATTGATAAGAAAACTAAAGAAGAGAAGCCAGCGCCGCAGCCTGACTTTATGCTGTTTGAAAAGTGTATGCGTGGCGACACAAGTGATAACGTGTTTAGTGCGTATCCTGGTGTACGTAAGAAAGGCACTAAGAACAAAGTTGGACTAATTGAAGCATATGAAGATAAACACACTAAAGGTTATAACTGGAACAACATGATGCTACAGCGTTGGGTAGATCATGAAGGCGTAGAACATCGTGTACTTGATGACTACAACCGTAATGTTACATTGTGCGATCTTACAGCACAACCTGCACATATTAGAGAAACTATCGATAATATTATTCAGACAGTAGAAAGCAAAGATATAACACAAGTAGGTATGCGTCTTATGAAGTTTTGTGCCAAGTGGGATATGCAACGTATTGCAGATCAAGCGGCACTTTATGCAACCCCATTACAAGCAAGGTATATTAAATGACAATCAAAGCAAAAGAAATTCTAAAAAATAAGTTTTGGATAGTTGAAAGCGGCAATAATAAAATTGGCACGTTAAGCTATGACGAAGACCGATACATGTTAAGCACTCCGTTAACACAAAAGTTTTTTAAAGATAAAAAGACTCTTAAGAAAGAGTTAGGTAATACTATATTTTATGAAAATGTAATAGAAGTACAATCAGATTTTGAAGTACACGGTTATCCTACTAATGTAGCACCTAAGAATGCTGTTTATAATGTAAAACAAAAACTGCCTCTTTTTACAAAAAGTAAAAAATCTACAAGTTTATATAGTGCAGGATATTATATTATTAGATTTGATAAAGGCTGGGTTAAAAGTTTCTGTCCAAAGTTAATTACACTTGAACGTTACAACTATCAAGGACCGTTTTTATCTGAATTAGAAATGAAGCACAAGTTAGGTTTAGCAAATAAGAAAGCTAAGAAATGAAAGATCCAGTAAACACGTTCCCTATTGAAAAATTTATTCAACAAGTAAAAACTGCTGATAGTAGTAATCAACGAGAAATTAGAATTGATATTCAAACTGCTAAGTCTATTACTTTTACGTTAGCCGAATTATTAGCACGACTAAATGGTGATCTCGAAGAACTAATATCTAAGAATAATAACACCGAAGAAGTAATAAGTGTTATTTTAGAAGGCGAAAAGTTTTAGATATAACTGTATATTACTACTTTTTTGGATAAATATATGCGTATATTACAAAAGGATTACGCATATGAGTAGACCAAAACCGACGATTCTATTAGAAAAAATAGACAAAGTAACTTATAAAAGCGAGCAAGTACTCGAATCAGAAGCTATATGGGCAGTGTTTTATCTCGGAAAACCGTTTAATTTAAAGTCTATGAACATAGTTACAAACTATCCTGGGCCAAAATACAAGAAAGTGTCATTCTCTAATCCCGGTCATGCAATAAATCTTGCTAAAAAATTAAATAAAATGTTTAATTGTAAAGACTTTGCAGTACATAAACTCACACAAGGCGATGAAGTTTCTGTAATATGAAACAACAATACACTAAAGTATTCCTCAAACATTTAGATAAAAGTACAGATGACATTGCTGTAGAACAACATTTAAAGCTATGGTGGAAGAATACTCGAGATAAACAAGTTGGCGGATTACGTCTTACTGATGAAGGTTTTGATATGCTTCATCAACTCAATATTACTATGTACGATGTTCCGTTTCCTAAAGAAATGAAACTTACATCACAAGTAATAATTTTCTTAGATAAGTTTATCGACTGTCCTTATTTTTTAACACAGTCTGGAATATATGTTACGAGCGAAAAGAAAGCAGTCGAACTAAGTCTTTTCTCAGGAGACATTAACCGATATGGTATGACAAAAACTTTGAAAAAGTTTACCAAAACTGATTGACTTTTGCTTCAAGATGTATTATATTAGTAGTATAGCAAAAGCAACAAAGGGCAAACACAATGGAAAATATTGCAACTCGTACAGTATCACCTAACAAAGCAAAGCGTAGCATTTTACGTGCTATGAAGAAACAACGTCCAATCTTTCTTTGGGGACCTCCAGGCATTGGTAAGTCAGATATTGTAGCACAGGTTACAAATACACTACCTAAAAGTCATCTAATTGATATTCGTTTGTCATTATGGGAACCTACAGATATTAAAGGTATTCCATACTTTGATTCAAATATTGGTAAAATGGTGTGGGGCGCACCGAGCGAATTACCAGATGAAGAAATGGCTGCTAAGTATGACAACATTGTATTGTTCTTAGACGAAATGAACTCTGCGGCTCCGGCAGTACAAGCGGCAGCATACCAACTTATTCTTAATCGTAGAGTTGGCACTTACAAACTTCCAGACAATGTTACTATTATTGCGGCAGGTAACCGCGAGTCGGACAAAGGTGTTACATACCGTATGCCAGCACCGTTGGCAAATCGCTTTGTACACTTAGAGCTTGCAGTTAACTTTGACGATTGGTTTGAATGGGCTGTAGACAATAATCAAAATACTGATGTTGTAGGTTACTTAACATTTAGTAAAAAAGACTTATATGACTTTGATCCTAAAAGTCCAAGTCGTTCGTTTGCTACGCCTCGTTCATGGTCATTTGTATCAGAACTGTTAGAAGACGGTGAAGATGAAGAAACTACAACAGATCTTGTAAGCGGATCAGTAGGCGAGGGTCTTGCTGTAAAGTTTATGGCGCACCGCAAAGTTGCATCTAAAATGCCTAACCCAACTGACATTCTTGCAGGTAAAGTAAGTGAACTAAAAAACAAAGAAATTAGTGCTATGTATTCGTTAACTGTATCACTATGTTACGAACTAAAAGAAGCAGTAAATAAAAACGATAAGAAGTTTGACGAAAAAGTTAACAACTTCTTGCGCTTTGCAATGGATAACTTTGACACCGAGTTAGTTGTTATGGGTATCAAACTTGCACTTACACAATACAGCCTTCCAATTGACCCAGACGAGGTTGAGTGTTTTGACGAGTTCCACGAACGTTATGGTAAGTATATTACTGCGGCACAATCAGCATAAGGAGAAGGTTATGCCTTTAGATTTTTTTAATTCAGATGTACTATACAACTTAGAAGGTAAAAAGAATTGGTCTCCAGACCCTGATATTACTCCAGAAGCATTAGAAGAAATGCGAGTTGAAGTATTAGATCGTATTATTATTGCTCGTGTAGGATTACTACTTCGCCATCCTTTCTTTGGTAACATGGCAACACGTTTAATCATTAAAGCGGCAGACGACTGGTGTCCTACTGCCGCTGTTGACGGACGTAATTTATATTACAATACACAGTTCTTTAATGCAATGTCAAACAAAGAAGTTGAGTTTGTTATTGCACACGAAATTCTGCATTGTGTATTTGATCACTTAGCACGTCGAGATGATAGAGATCCACAAATTTACAACATTGCCGCAGACTATATTGTAAATAATACCTTAGTACGTGATCGCATTGGTACTAAGCCAACATTTATTGATTGCTTTCAAGACTTTAAATATGAAGGTTGGACATCAGAAGAAGTATACGATGACATCTTTGGCAAGTATGACGATGAAGAACTAAAACAACTTGGTGAACTATTAGACGAACATGTTGATTGGGAAGCTAACGATGGTGCTGGCGATGGAGACAGTAACACCCCAGGTTCAGGTAAAAGTCAAGGCGGTCGTCCTTCATATTCTAAAGAAGAACTTAAAAAAATACGTGACGAAATTAAAGAAGGCATGATTTCGGCAGCACAGACAGCAGGTGCCGGTAATATTCCTGCAGGTGTTGCACGTATGATTAAAGATCTTACAGAGCCTAAAATGAACTGGCGTGAGATTCTTAGACAACAAATACAAAGTACAATTAAAAACGATTATACGTTTATACGTCCTTCACGTAAAGGTTGGCATACAGGCGCTATTCTTCCAGGTATGAATTTTGAAGAAACTATTGATATTTGTATTGCATTAGATATGAGCGGGTCAATCGGTAATACTCAAGCAAGAATTTTTCTTTCTGAAATAAAAGGTATTATGGATGAATACAAAGACTACAACATTAAAATTTGGTGCTTTGACACTGAAGTGTATAATGAAGATGACTTTAGTGCAGACGACGGAAGAATGATAACCGAATATGACATTAAAGGCGGTGGTGGCACAGACTTTATGGTTAACTGGACATACATGAAACAAAATGATATCCAACCAAAAAAGTTTATTATGTTTACAGACGGATACGCTTGGGATAGCTGGGGCGACCCAGACTATTGTGATACAGTATTCTTAGTACACGGTGACCTTCAACGTAATATAAAAGGTCCATTTGGAGTTACGGCACATTATGAAGAATCTATTGCAGCCTAATCCTAATACATTATTAGGAACAAGAAAACTTCCTATAATACCAGAATATTTCGAAACGCTATGTATCGAATATAAGTATAATACAATCGATGCAGTTGAACGATGGATCACTTCTAATCTAAAAGGAAGGTATGCTATTTGTAAAAGTGTAAATATATCAGATAGCACATCAAAAATTGAAACGATTGTAAAAATAGGTTTTGAAAATCAAAAAGAAGCAAGTTACTTTTTATTAGCTTGTCCAATTTTGAAATACACTTAACCTAAAGACAGATATATATTATTATAAAAGGAGAAACTATATGTCAGAAACTACTGAAACACAAGCAACAGCAAATCCAGAGGTTGCCGAAGAACTTGTACAAAATGCACAAGAAGCTCAAGGTGAGCAAAATACAGATTTAAGCATTGGTGATTTGAACGGTTTAAAACAAATTATTGATGTTGCAAGTGCCCGTGGCGCATTCCGTCCAACAGAAATGGAAGCCGTCGGTAAAACGTACACAAGATTAAGTAATTTCTTAATTGCAGTACAAGCAGCCTCAGCACAAGGCGAAGCAGCACCAGAAGAGGGTGCTCCAGCAGGAGAATAACATGGCCGCACTAAAACACGTCGGCAGAGTTGCCGCCAATCAAAAGAAGGTCGGTGTAGTATATAGAACAGTACCAGGCGAGGCAGAGTCTTGCCTGGTAGTGTTAACAGAAACATTGAATGCCGAAGAGCATGATTCATTTATGAAAGTAATTGAATCCAATGCCGGACAAACAGCAATTGAATTAGCCGATGCTATGAATAGAGCAACATTGCCCGATGGTAGAAATATGTTTCAGTGTTTTCATAAGTTTGGAAAAATCCAAAAGATGGCATCTAAGCTAATTGAAATGACACCTGATATGAAAAGTACTGTTAATTTAGCAGAGCTAAACCAACTTATTGCAAATCAAAAAGGTATTACTATACACGAATTAGCCGGTGGTAAACAGCCCGAACCAACCCAACCAGCATCAGATGTTTATACATCAGAGTCAACAGCACAAGATTATGCTGACACTGGAGTATTATCAGATGATCATTTAGCGGCGCAATATAGATCGCAAGCAGATGCATTGTTCAAAGAAGCGAAAGCTCTAAGAGAACAAGCAGAAGAACTTGTACCTACTAAGCGCAAAACAAAAAAGACAGAAGAGAGTGCCAAAGCCTAATAACAAATTACCTCAAGATGTTATTGATCATTGGCCGGAGATACTCAAAGATGTCGACGTTTCAGTAGTACCTTTAGCGTATCTCCATAGTATGCGTATCATCTTTAGAGATGGTAAAGTTTGGGAGGTTGATATAGAAAAATCTATGCAATCTCCCAACGCAGACAGCCTTGAGACTGAAATCGAAACATTAATTGAAGAATACAATGATCAAATAGAAAATATCGATTTTAGACTCAATGTGCATAAAGTTAAGCAAGATATAACTAAAAGAACTAAATTCTTTCTAAAAAAAGGAAAATAACTTTCTTAGACAATATGATAAATACAATGTAAGAAATTATTTTAGGAGTCAAATATGCCGCTAAAAATTCGTCGTGGTACCAATGCACTAAGGCAGACAATTGTTCCCGAGCAGGGAGAACTTATATATACTACTGATACAAAGAAATTATATATCGGTGATGGTATTAATGCTGGTGGATTTCCAGTTACAGGTGATCCGTTCTTAGGACTGGCAAATGTTATTGAAGACTTGACTCCGCAATTAGGTGGAAACTTAGTTCTTAATGCTAAAGATATTACCGGTACTGGTAATATCAATATAAACGGTAGAGTAACAACAAATGAGCTATTTGTACAACCAAATGGCTTAATAAGTGCAATTATTCCTAAAACTACTAATGTGTTTACACTTGGTAATGCTCAAAAACGCTTTAAAAATATCTATACAAACAACATTAATATTGATGGAACATTTAGTGCTCCGTCAATAAATGCTGATGTAGTAGCCGACGATAGTACACTATTAATTGATGCATCCACTGGTAGAATATCAACTTCGTCTCTTACACAAGCCGGTGCTACTACTAATCAAGTTTTAAAATGGAATACAGTAGGTAACAATTGGGCTCCAGGCGATCTTACTTTAGACGAATTGATAGATACTAATATTGTTGGGCAAGCAGACGGCAATGTTCTTACTTGGAACAACGCTACAAGTAAATGGATTGCAGCAGCACCATCAGGTGGTGGCGGTGGCGGCGCAACAACACTAAATGATCTAACAGACGTAAGTGCAGTATCGCCAGCTAACGGTAATACTATTGTATGGAATAACTCATTATCAACTTGGGAAGATGCCGATCCATTACTTGGGTTATCTACAACCGATTTTGTTATTACTCCAATTTCCGACGATGCAATTGATATAGGTACAAATTCAAAGAAATTTAGATCAATATATCTAAATCAACTTAATACTAATATTGTTAACACAAGTTTAATTCCAACTGGTGGTGCAACACTTGATCTTGGTACATCAGGAAAACGTTGGAATAAAATATGGGTAGACGATATTGATGTTCTATCTAATACAATTACTATGGACATATACGGTAGTACATATGGTGAAGATAGTGTAGTATTTACTGATGCAACTACAAGAGATGTTAATGCTAATTCTGTTGTTGCAAATACAATATCGGGTAGCTTAACTGGTTCCGTATCAGGTAATACTGTAGGTATACATACAGGTCCATCAATAGGTGATGTGTCTGGTAGTGTATTTGCAGATGATTCAACTATACTTGTAGATGGTGTAGACGGAATTATAAGAGGAAGAGTTGAAACTGATAGTGTAACTGCTTCAGAGCTATACGGTATTACAGATGGTAATTATAATATTCTTAATTTGTTACGAAAAGAATCAGGTGCAGTAGCAAATTCTACAGAAGTATCTAAAATAAACTTTGGTAGTCAAGTAAATGCTATCCAATCTAACGCTTGGACACAAAGTGCAAGTGCAGATCAAATGGTCTTCTTCCCACATCCAGATACTCCAAACTATTCAGAATTTGTTAAAATTTATAGTGACGGATCTGTTATGATTAAAGGAGAAACTGGTGCTTCTGGTTTCGACGGACTTGGAAGAGCACCAGATGCCGATCTTGAAATTGTAGGTAATGTTAAGATAAGTGGTCCTAATGAGATGCTACTTGGTAACATGACAACTGCACAAAGAGATGGTTTAACTCCAGTAAACGGTATGATGATTTATAATAGCACACTTAATAAGTTCCAAGGCTACGAAAATAGTGCTTGGGTCAACTTAGTTTAATTGTAATTTAAATACAAATAAATACATTTGTAGGAGTACAAATGGAAATTTTAATCGCATTAGTTATAGGCATCTTATGGAGCCAAGTGATCAGTCATTGGGGTGCCAGTATACTATTACATCGATACTATTGCCACAAACAATTTAATGTACCAGTATGGTTTGAGACTATCGGCTTAGCAATGCTAATGATAGCATGTATTCGTACTCCTATTGGTTGGATTGCCAGTCACAGAATGCATCATGCTCACAGTGATACAGAACATGATCCACATGCTGCTAATCACGTAGGCTATTGGAAAGTTTTGCTTACTACTTGGAGTATACCTAAAATACCAATGAAATATGCACGTGACTTATATGCTAATCCAAGATTAGTATTTTGTCATAAGCATTGGTTAAAAATACTAATCATAGTAAATGTAGCGAGCTTTATAATTAGTCCATTGTTTTGGATTGCTTTTTGCGCAACGCCATTTGTATTTGCTAAAATAGGATTTGGTTTACTTAATACAGTAGGACATAAAGTAGAAGGCGGAGCAGATGTTCCGTGGCTTAACTTCTTTATTGCTGGAGAAGGATTTCATAGACAGCATCACAACAACTTTCGCAAAGTAAGATTACACAAGTGGGACACTGGTGGATGGATTGCTGAAAAGTTATTTGTTAATCGTTAACTCGTCAATATACGTTATATCACCTGTATAGATAATACCCTGAAAATTATCCTTCCATAATAATTCTATCATTGTATCATACACTGTCCAATTTTTAAATATATCAGGTCTTGCGTTTTTAATTTTTTTAAAAAATCCTGTTCCTTTGTCTCGACTCCAAAAGAATAATTTATACTTGTTTTTTAATGCATGTTGCATGTATAAGTCTGTTTGAAAATTATCAACCTTATCGTATAAATTACTGACATGAGATGTTCGATAATCATCAAACAAATAATAACGACTAAACAGTCTACAACAATGTTTGCTTATATGCTGAGCACCTGTACACATTACAGGTTTATTTTTATCAACAGCAACGCAATACATAGCCATAGTATCTAATTTTAAATATTGATTGTAATTATTAAAAAGTCTATCTTTTTTTGATTGTGTTTTCATATTATCTATAGCAATACGGCAAATATTTAAATCGTTGTTAGATAATTTTTTATTTTCTTCGCCGTCAACTATGTAAGGTATTATTCTTATTTCCATATGTGTACTATTTTCCTACGTCCTGAAAAGATATTAGCATTAACTATACATTCTTTATAATTATTATATTTGTTTTCATATAAATGTAAATCTTTTTCAATAGTGTTTAATTCAATATTGTCAAGAAACTTGTTTGAATCTTGATTACTACATGGTTCTTGAATAATAGCATGTTTACTATTATAAAAATTATACGTCAAATCGTCAAATAACTCTAAATGTGTGTCGGGTGCATATAATAATACTCCGCTCCATATTACACAATCTACATCAAAAGATACAGTAATATCTTTTTTTGAATACATACTTGCCTGTCTGTATTCTATATTTTTATAATCCTTATACTTATTATTTGCAAACGTAATAGGCTCACTTGAAGTATCAAACCCCATATATGTATAATTTTTATAATTTAATTCTTGTAGTATATCGTTTACTATGCCAATGCGACAACCTATATCAACTATACCCTGTATATTATTATCAATTATAATTTGAGCTTGTTTTTCAAAAATACATCTTGCTTCAGGAGTATCTAAATAGTCCATAGTGTGTAATGCATATTCTTCTTTCAACGGAACCTTGATAAGTTCTTTTGGCGGCGTAGTATGCCATCGAGGCCACGGTATTCCGTTTAATCTATTGACTTCCATTTCATATCCCATTCGTTGTAGTTGGTTAACCAATGTAAACTATCGGTGTCATCTTTTTTACGTGTCGTTATACTATTCGGCGTATATAACTTTAGAAAATCACTAATCACACGACAGACTGGTTTTACTGCGGCGGAATGTCCCGGAATTACAGTTTTCCAAGAATCTGGTATTACAGACGTCTTTTGTACCTTTGCTCCCAGCTTTTCCAGTAGATCTACAGTCATTGCAAAATGTCTATTTCCAACATTTTCATTCTTAGCAGGAGTAAATGTTACTACAAAAATGGGTGTATCTGTAATAGCATAATCAGTTCCAAGGCGTGCATTAAATTTTGCCTTTACTACTAACCAGTCCATTACATTTTTAAATCCAGCACAGTAATGTCCAGTTGCTTCGCTTATAGCAAAAATTAAAACATCAGCACTTTCCATTACGCTTATCAAATTGTCAACCGATTGCGGAACAACGCCGTCACTTTTATTCGAACTGCACATTGGAATATTATAGTTAGTCATGTCACATACTGTATTAATAGGCAATATATCTTGCATAAGATACAATCCCCGTGTCTGTAAACTATTTTCAGCGTGACTAAAACTTATACCTACAACATTCATATTATATAATCATCCAAGTTTACATCCTTTTTTATGTACAATAATGCAGCTAATCTATAACCATCTATAGCTTCGCCGCCGTGCAAAAATTCTTTTCCTTTTACAAAAAATAACTTACCTGGAGAATATTCAACACTATCGATTTCTTTATCTCCTTGATATATACTTGTTTTAAAATTTCCAATTAACGGAACAATTAGTACTCCTCCGATTAATTCTTCAGTATCGTGTATGTGTGGCAGCAGCGTAGTATGAGACTGATACTCCCATAAAGAGCAACTTGTTTCGATTCCTCTAAATTTTCCGTCTAAACAAATAATGTCATTGAATATATCAAACTCTTGTTTAGGAAACTCTCCTTCCCAGTAATACTGGTCTTCACCAAGATCTACAGTATTAAGAGAAGTTTTGTTTTGCATAGGAATACCTGGCTTACTTAATTGTAGTTTTCTTGCCCAAACTAATACTTTATCAATATTGTAATCAACGTCAAAAATTCTATGCCATGTTTGAGTAGTCACTTGCTAATCTCCACAATAACCTATCGCCCATAACAGGTGTACGTCTGTGCAATGTAGTAAACTGATCCATCATTAATAGATCGCCCTCGGCAAATACGTGATGTGTTTGATAGCGGCTTTTAAATATAATAGGTTTTAAGCGTTCAATTATTTCGTTATGGTCTACTGGAGTTTTACCTTGCCATGCTTTAATAATAAAGTGATAAGGAAAGTAGAAATAGTCTTTGCCTGTATGCGGGTGTGTTCCAACTAACGGTCTAATACTACCCTTGTTCTTACTCATAAACTCAAGTTCCGGATCGTCATCGTCTAAGTGATACATTGTATCGTTTTGAAACTTTAATCTAATTGTAATGCTTTTCCAGTATGCTTGATCCTCTTCTGACAAGTCATAAAACGGATCGCTTGTATTACATACGCTAAGAGTTGTATTTGGATCACCTTTGACGCAGTATAGTCCAATAAGAATCTTATCAATAAGATGTCTGCTATTACCGTTTGAATGCCACCCAAGTTCGCCACCGCCAAACATTCCTGTCTTGTTACCGTGTTCATCTTTTCTGTCTGACACTAAGAATAACTCTGGGTGATCTTTAGGATTCATAAACAAGCCAGGTGCTTCGCACTCGCCTATGCGTTTAAAGAATTCTACAATCTGTGATTCAGTAAACTGTTGTTCATGAAGTATTGACAGGCCTTGCGTTTGTATTTTAGTTGCAAGGTCTTTTAATTCTGTATCTGTATAATTATAAACTTGTGATGTCATCAGTACCGTCCAAACTAAACATTAGTGCTATACGAGGCTTATCGCTCATGTTCACAACAGCATGTGGATATCCTATGTTGAGGAAATTAGCAGTACCGTCTTCGAGATTATACGCTTCAAGTTTTCCATCACGTTTAAATAAGTTTACAACATTACTACCACCGTATACAGGTACTATACAGCGTACAGCGTAGCTTACATCGTAGTCTACGTGGAAAGGTATAGTTTTGCCAGGAGCAAGTTTAGTAATACGTATACGACTTGCTGGTGCTTTACATTGTGTTACTATTTCTTCAAAGTAACTTCCAATATAATCTTCAGTTGGTACATTATATAAATGTTCTTCCCTACGCCGTAGTCGTTCTTTAATACTTGCTGTATGTGGCAAGACTTCACTGGGTGTAGTTAAATTAATTTGTTCAAAGTTATCGTAAACATCTTTAACTAATTCTTCATGATTCATGCACAATCCAGGATTAGCTGCACGTACATTTACAAATTCTTCTGCTAATTTATCAGTTGCACTTCGCAACCTTTCTAAATCAATATTTAGATTTAAATTTGCTATTGTAGGTAAGTTTTGTTTTTTCATATTTCGCCACTTTCAATTTTCTTTGCTATTCTTTCAGCAAGTTCGATATGGACATCTTCTGTATAATGTCCGCATACCGTAAGTACTTTATCTTTTGTAGGATCAATGTTTGGTGCTATTTCGTCTAAGTATCCAGTTATTGGTCTTCTTGCTCTTCCTGAAGATCCGTCTGCTAATCCAAAATCAGCGTGAACAAAATAACAATCTCTTTTTCTTTCCTTTAGATAAAGATACAGTCCTTTGAAAGAAATGTTATATAAATGATCTACTTGTTCTCGAGAAGCATTATCACGTATGTGTTCTGCAATAAATCTTTCAAATGTATTAGGAAATTTTCTGTACGGATTTAAAAGAATACTATCATTTCCTCTTTCAGAACCTGGCCACCAAATTCCTTGATTAGGACACACTCCAATTATATACAAAACTTTTTTGCCTTTGTGTTGTTTCATATTTGTTTCAAGTGTTTTAATTGCAGTTGTTGAAGCTGAGGCTCCTGCTACAGCTTCATTTTGTACAGGAATACCAGTCATCCTACTTAAATGTGCAGGCCAGGCACACTGCTTTTCTCTTTCTTCTAATCCGTTATCATACAGATTCCACAATTCTTTCATTTTTTCTTCTGTCATAATTTTTGGAAAATTAGTTAACCATTCAGGATATTTTTGTAATTCTACATCTGTTAAATATTCATGCTGACACAAACCAGCTCCTGCTTCATAAGATGCACCGTTTACATAAATTAAATCATAGGACATAATTATAATGTTTCCTGTTCTTATACCATCCTGCACATCTTAACAATTCACGAGGCTTATCTTCGTAAACTTTTGTTCTTCGGTGTAATGTGTTAATTTGATCTATTAACAGTATATCACCTTCTTTCCATCTATGCTTATATGTGTACTTATTGCTTTCTATTAAGTCTCTATATATCGTTTGAAATATTTCTTTTCCTTGTATTATAGACTGATTTTCTTTATATAAGTCTACAATCAAATGCGGGTGGAAAAATATACTATCTGCACCTAACGGATGATTACTAACAAAATTATATTTTGCAACAAGTCCTCGATGTTTATTAAATTTTTTTGCATTGTCTAAACTTATGTTTGTACAATTTTGTATTTGACTTAGTTGTCTATTTTTTCTCAGACCGTCTATAATTTCTTGTGGGTATTCTTTGTCCCAGTCTACTTGCCACTTAGTTTCAAATAATTCTTTATCTTTGTTTATACTGGCATGATACAATTCTACAACAAGTTCTTTATACATAGATTTTGTTTCTTCATCTAATCTGTTCCAATATTCAACTGCTGAACATACCCAAGTTTCTGTATCAAATGTTATTGTCTTTCCGTATAATCCAATAACTTCTTGTGAATCGATAATCGGTGCTAAGTCAGTATGCCAATCTACATCATCGCTTGAAAACAATCCTTGTGTTCTTTCATCAATATTTTGGTTAGTTACTCTCCAAAATAGACTACTATGAGATTTATCACTGCACCATATATCAGGACTTAGTGTATACGCAAAATCTGTAAACCATTCTGCAAACTCCTCAGGTGAAGCGCCAGTATTTTGTAAAACTAAATAACCGTCTTGTGCTATTGCTGCACTTGCTTCAGAAGGAAATAATGTAGATAGGTTTGCTCCTTTCATAATCATTTGAAATGATCCACAGTAATAACATAATCTTTATATTTTTCTATACTTCTGTCTAACAAGTCATGCCATTTTTTAATGTTTAATGTACCCATAGGCATGAGTATCATTCTTTCAGTAGGATGATATCCTTTGTCAGCACCATGTTCGTGTACTTGCCCGTCCCATGCCATTGCATTTGTATCATTAGGTAACATAGGGTACAATCTTGTTTTTGCATGATCGTTAGTAAAGTATAAATGTTCAGTTTCTGGAGTAGTTACATTACTCCAACGAATTCGTATTTGACTCGGTTCTTGTCCAAAAAGTCTATGTCTATTTTTGTAATCTTCATCATAATGAGGTCCTACTCCATGTTCGTCTCTACCAGCAAAAGCTACAAATCTTAAATTGTCAAAAGGTAAATGATTTTCACAAAAGTCAACTACTTGTGGAAATTCATCTCTAATAACTTGATACCATTCTCCTTTTACATTAGTAGAATAGTAATCTGTATTCTTAAAACAAATTAGCGCTCTATAATCATGATCTGTATATACACTATGCCTTGAACTATTCATATCGTCAGGTCGTTCGTCAAACCAAGGCTGTGCCAATCCTTCTTTTTTATATTGATGTACATCTTGCCAAACGTTCCAAAGGTGATCTAAATCTATATCTAAAAACGGAAGATCTAACGGTGTCCATACTACGCCTTTATATCCGTCATACGCCGACTTATAGTTTAAATTTTTGTGTTCTTGGTGAGATTCATTTTCTCTTGCTGTGTAATCATCAATGTCATAATGATATAAAGGCACATCATTATTATCAACTAATCTGTAATTATTGTGTGTAGTTTTAAAGGTCATTTAGTACACCTTCAACAAATGGGTCGTTAAACTGTTTTATAATTTTACCATTCTCGATTAATACAGCAAATCTATTAGATGCTCTTGCTAACATAGGGTTCCACATTGTTTGTGATATTTCTTCAATGTATTCTCCGTACGGATCTCCAATACAATCAATCTCGTCATGTCCAAACTTTTCATTCCAAGCGTTCATAACATATGCATTACTAACTGCAATAAACACAACCTTAGTAATACCTTTATCTTTTAATTCTTGTAAATTATTTGCAAAACCAGGCAAGTGTTTCGAAGAGCATCCTGGTGTAAATGGTCCTGGAACACCGCATAAAATAATTCTTTCTTCTTTATCAAAAGTATATTCTACTGGCAGGTTTTCTATCAGTTTATAAAGCATTTAAAATTTCCTTTTTGTAAGAATTTACATAATTGAATTCTATTTCAGGCTGTTGTTCAATTAATTTAATGTACTTAGTATAGGCATATCGATTCATATCAAGAAGTTGATCTATGGTTGGTGCATTTTTTTGAGAACTTACTAACGGATATGCTTTGAGTAAATTAAATCCTCCTTGCTTCCATCGAGCTGTTTTAGATACACATTCTGAATAAAGTTCGTATAGTCTTTCAGCTTCGTCTAAAGTTTTTACTGGTCCAATACTATTATGCCATCGTATACTATCATTGTTTGGCCAACTGAACCCATATTTTTCTGCATTAATTTGAAATTCACTTTCCCAAGGTTGCGGTTTTGCATTATTAGGATTAGTAACACCTAACGGAAAAGGCACAACTTGGTCAACTGTATTACTTTCATCTAAAATCCACTCCATAGTTCGATCATGCGATTCGTATGTTTCATACGGTAATCCAGTTATCAATCCAACACCAATTTTTATTCGATTGCCCCAGTGAGTATTTTTTAAATCTAATAACATTTGTTTTGCAATGTCAGGATCCATACCCTTTCCAATTAAGCTGCTGGCTTTCTTATCAAAACTTTCTATACCAAAAAACGCACCTATTAGTCCCATCTCTTTTAATAACGGTATTTGTTCTCGATGTGCATTTAGTAAATCTAATCTTAAATAAGAACTAAACTTTATATCAAAAGGTAGATTAGTAAACACTTTATGTAATAATTCTATTTTATATGTACTATCATTAAATGTATCGTCACTTAATATGTAATTAGTAAATCCAAAATTTTCATAATTATACAATAATTCTTCTTCTAATACTTTTGGATCTTTTATATAGTCTAACTTTTTCTTACCATTAAGTGCAAATGCACAAAATTTACACTTAAAAATACATCCTCGTCCAACTTCTAATGTTGGAGTTTCTGACGGCATGAGAAAATCATTTTTTTGGTATATTGTATTGCTGTTAGTAAAATTAAACGATCCGTGTATATTGTTATATACGTCAATGTTATAGTAAGTTTTAGAAGGTACAATTATTTTATTTTGTATGTACGGAATAAAGTCGTTTTCACTGAATCCTTCAAAAATTGCATCTATCAAATTGTTAAATTCTTCTTTTAAAAATATTCTACAACTGGGGCCGCCGGCAATAAGTTTTGTATTGGGATACTTTTGTTTTATAACATTACAAATATATTTTGCTTTTTTTAACACATGCTGCTTTTCGACAGGATCATAGTTTTCCCAGAACATTGTATTGAACCCAACAACTGATGTTTGGTCATTACAAAACTTATCTATCATTTTGTCTAATTCATTATCACTAAATCTATTAAAATAATGAACAACTTGAGTATCTATATTATTATTTCGAAATTCTGTAGCAGCACGATGTATACCAAAGTTTTTAGAGGCATAATATGATTTTTGTCTTGGAACTGCTGCTAACAATAATGCGTTATATTTCACTTAATATCTCCGCTATTTTATCTATAGGTTCTGAAACTTGTAATAATTTTAAATGGTAGGTAATTCTCGGAGCAGTAACTACAGTAACACTATGAGGTTGGCTAATATTTAAAATTGTAGGTTGCTCAATTGTTACAGCACTATGCATCTGCACTTGTTGTTCGATATTATCATTTCCTATATATAGATTGTATCTTTCGTGTATATCCATACTGTTAGGGCCGTTATCTTTAGAGTGCAAATTATAAAACTTAGTAACGCCACTACCTTTAATAGGTATAATTAAACTATATATTTTCCCATGAATAGATCTGTCTATAATAGAATCATCTTTATCTATATGAATTGGCAAATTAGATTTTTTGCTTCTTTGAACTGTATAACAACTTCTACTAATTTCACAATTTAATTTATTTTTTAGTTTATCTATAAAATTGTGTATTGGAATAAATTTTTTATTATCGTCAGTCCAACACATATAAACACTATCGTCTATGTTAAAGGTAGAATCTTCAGAAATATATTCTGCACAATCATAGAAAAAGTCTATATTAGTTTTAAATTTTACAGATCTGAAGAAGTCCATTCTTTATCCCATTCTTCGTATTGATTCATCCATTTCCCCATTGTGCGCACTCTATCATGCACAACAATGCCGCTATCATTATATTTTTTTGAAAGTAACTCTAACATTTCTTTTGCTTCTTGTTGTATATAATCTATGTTATTAGGCAACAAGTTTTCCCAAGCGTCTCTAAAAACATAATTTTTTTCAATGTTACAATTCAATTGGAAAAGTAGTTGGTTGGAAACTTCCCAATGTCTATCTCCAGCATGTGGTCCTGGAGTAAATGTAGTTGTTACTAACGGCTTATGACTGATACAATAACTTTTAGTCAAATCATCATTGTTGTTAATATTTATAACTAACCATTCACAAAAATTTTTAAATGAAGCGCACGGATAAGCTATCATTTCTGATATTCCAAAAACTATCGCATCTGCTTCTTCTAATGCTGCTACCATATCCTTAACACCTTGAGGACTTGCGCCGTCTGGTTTATTTGTTTTTACTAAGGGTATATCAAAATCTGCTAAAGTATAAGTTTTATGAAAGGGAATAACTTTTCCTAATAAAGACATTCCTCTATTTTGCATACTGTTATCAGCATAACTAAACGACAACCCTACAATTTTATGCATTACTGTGCTCCATTAAAGAACTCAAATCTAATCGAGCAATGTCTTCTTTTCTACGCCGTATCTTAAAACGCTTATCAGTACTCTTAGCAATGAAAAAACAATCACTGGGCTCTAAGTTATACTTCTCACACAACTGCTGCTGTACGGGCTTGTATGCGCTTGCTACAGTGTCTATATCATAGTTTTCTACAATAGCTATTGCTGTTTCTACACTTGTATAATTCCATGCTTCAACTTGTTTCATTACATGTAAACTTTTATGAGGATGTTTTGTAAAAACTAACCCTGCACGTTGACCAACTAATCCCCAACCTTTTGAAAAACTAAACCAAATTTGTTCTGTTGTATTAGGCACTGACATTTGTTGTTTTAAGGTACTGCCAATATATGCACAATCTAATATTATAGGATTAGGTATATCTTTAAGTTTAATGAAGTCGCCAGTAGAACATTCCGGGTTGCTTATATATAACAACTGTTCAGGATTAATGTCATCTACACAATATCCGTCGCCGCCGATCATTTTAGCATATTCGTAATCGCCTTTTAAATATTGCCAGGTCCTTGTTTCGGTTGCTACCCATTGATTAATTGCATCAGTAACACCGTTAACAAAATAACAATACTTAAAATCACGTAAATCTATTATATCACTTACCCATTTTCTGTATAAAGTTTCTAAATAATCCAACCGAGCAGATGCTTCACCACTGCCTCTTACAAAATTAATAACTTCGACAGACTTCAATAAGTGTTGTACGCTATTAACTTGTGGACATTGTACCCAAGGATTCTTTATAATGTTTCTTAATTCAGTTTCGTGCATATAGGGTATTTATGGTGTACTAAATATGTTTATGACCAGCTCTGACTATATTGCTCAAAAATCAATACACAAGTACGATATGTTTTGTTCACTTCCTTGGGAAGAGGTAGATATCAATCTTAGAGATCGATCTATATCTTGGTGCTGTTATTCCAAAGATGTTTCGTTTCCTAAAGATTTAACTTTGGACTTTTTTACTAATAACTCCGAACACCATGATCGAAAATTAGCCTTTTTAAATGAAGAAAAACACTCAGCTTGTAATGAATGCTGGATGGCTGAAAAGAACTCAGGAACATCTAAACGCAAAGTAAAAAGTAATACAAGAATACATAGTAAAATTAAAGCCAATCCTGAATTAGATTATTTAAGAGTTGTTGGTCTTACATTTGATAATACATGTACTCAAAGTTGTTTATATTGCAGTTCAGCGTTTAGTAGTATTATTGCTGAAGAACGAGGAGAAGCAAAGTTTTTAAAACATAATAATAAAGATATTGATGTTCTTTTAGATTGGTTAGACGTTGTAACTAAAGATAGATCTAAATATTTAGATTTGCGTATCTTAGGGGGCGAGCCATTAGCAAGTGTAGAATTTTTTAAATTTTTGCATACATTAGAAGAAAAACTTGCAGATAGAAAGTTTAGAATACACATAGTTACTAACTGCGGCGCAAGTGACAAACTATTACATAAGATTGAAAAACTAATTAAAAACGATAGAACAAATTGGCTATGGTCATTTGGATTATCTAATGAAGCTATGGGTAGTGTAGCAGAAAATATTAGATTTCATCTTGACTGGGATGTCTTTGATAAGAATTTTAATTTTTTTATTAACCAAAAAGTAAGTTATATAATATTAGCAATGACTCCGAATGTGTTTAGTATTAAACACTTGCCATTATATATACAATATGTTTACGATCATTTAACTGAAGTCGATGTGCCATTTGGATTTATTAATAACTGGGTGACTACTCCCAAAGTTCTTAGTCCAGCAAATTTACCTATTGAATTTAGAAAATATGTCGACGAAGCAATACAAATAGTATTAAATTCTAAAGGCGAACATGCAGAAGCATGTAAGAATAATGTATGTATTTGGCTTAAAAGTTTAAGGAGTCTTATAGGAACAGGATCTTATACATCAAACGATATAGAAAAATTCTTAATAAAAGAAAACGACTACAAAAATAAAAAATTAGATGTTAGTCTTTTGCTTGATCAGATAAAACTGTAAATATACTTAATCCTATTTTTCGTTCAATGCCTTTAGCATTAAAATCTGTAGACGAATGTAATTGTAAACTGTCAAAACATAAAACATTTTGTATTTTCCAATCTAACATACTTTTGATGCTTAACCCTTCCAACCATTTATCTTCCAAGTGTGTAAGATATTCTTCCTTTTCAGTTTTTGATATACCACTGTTATTTGTATTTTCAACATTAGTATAATCAGTAAGCGGTGGATTATAATGCACATTCCAAGTACTTGTGTCTTGATTATTAAAAAATTTAGCAGGGCCTCCGTAGTAATATTGATCATATATAACTAATTTTACATCATCACTATTACCATATATTTTAAGCGGTATTGTAAATGCTTTATACGATTCTGGATAATCAAATTCGTCATCATTGTGAATTACATGCGGACCGGTTACATCAAAGAAATGTGCATACCTTATATCAAAGTCACCTATTTGTAATTTTAGTCTGCTTATTATATTATCTAATAAGTTATCTTTTATTTTTAGTACACTCGGTCCTGTTGTTTTTTTAATAACATTGTCTTGATTATTAAAATAGTAATCTAATAGATCCTCAACCTCTTGCGATGTAAGGAAATTAGATAATGAAAACGGATCTGAATGATGTGATTTTAATAAGTTGATTTGGCTTTCAGAACGCATATCAATAGTGTCTTAATTTGCTCATAAGTTTAAGTACATTAGGCCAAGTTTTTGGAACATTTAATACTAAGTGATAACTATCGTCTGCCCAAGCATGTGTTCTGTGTACTTTACGTGTGTCTACATAGTATGCAGTATTAGGAATAATTATTCTTCTTTCGTCTCCCAAGTACCATTCATATGCATCAAAATCTGTTGCAGGGCCAAGAAATACAATAACTCTAAAACAATCTCTTGTAAGTTGTGGAGCATCTCGATGTGGTGGGAACCAGCCTCCCTTGTTACTTTTAACAATCATTGTGCGTCCTAATCCACCCCAATAATCTAAGACTTCGTGTAGAGAAGTTAGTCCAATATATGCATCAGTAGGAAATGTAAAATCTGTTTCTTCTAAGTGTCTGCCAGCACGAGCAATAGCTTCGGGTCTACTTAAACTATCGTTTGACTTATCGCCCTCTAATCCAACTAACATTAATCCGTCTCGGTCATTGGTGATACCTTCTCTACGCAAGTAAGGCACAAACTCAAAATTTTCGAGTTCTTTTGTAAACTTTTCGTAATTAAAGTTGAAACACAACTGCTCAAAATTACCCAAGGCTTGAAGTTGCAGTTCGCATTTTATATCTTCAGGAGTTGGTTCATATCTTTCAGGAGTAGTTAACCATGTATCGTAATAACTTGCTTGATGCAATCTGTTTGCCTTAGGCATCAAGTTTAAAGGATTACCGTCCTTATCATGTGTTTTTGAATCCATTTTTGCTTCCTTTATAAGTAATTATGCATATCGGTTTAGTTATAATACATATTTGAATAAATAATAGTACAAGGAGTATTCATTATGGAATTAGACTTTCGCAACGAGATTAAAAAATCAGTAATCAAAAGCCAACATACACAACGAAATTGGGATCTTAGTAAAAGTATTCCAGAAGAGGATATTGATGTTTTAGTACACGCTGTTACTAACTGTCCGAGCAAACAAAACTTTGCGTTTTACAAAGCCCACTTTATTACAGACAGAAATATTATAGAACAAGTACATGCCAATTCATTAGGATTAGGATATGCTGATCCTGAAACAGGAGATAGAGTAGAATGTACAAATCCACAAACACTTGCAAACTTACTTGTTGCATTTGAAGCAAATGATATGTCTGCACAATATAACAAAAAGTTTAAAAATAATGACGAATCAGATAACAACATGTTAAGACGTGATAGAGAAATGGCTGTAGGTATTGCTGCTGGCTATTTAAATGTTATTGCTACAATGTTAGGTTATCAAACAGGGTGTTGTGCATGTTACGATAAATCAGAAGTTGAAGAAATTTTAGGGTTTGATAATCCAAGTATACTTTTAATGGGTATCGGATTTAAAGATAGCACAAGACAAAGACGTGAGCATCATACAGAAAATGTAAAGATTGAAAGACGTATAAAAGAAGAAATTCCGGTAGTATTTAAGAAATAATTTTAGTCTTAGGTATTTTACTATCTGCACTACTTACACAGGATTTAGTTATACATGGCATAGGTTTGTCAAATAACTTAAATCCTGTTTCTATGTTACCAAGAGGCGTATCATGACAGCTATAACTACGCTTTACTGAACCGTCCGGTTCACGTATAATAATTCCTTGATACCCTGCATTACATCGCCATCCTTCAAACTTATTAAAATTAAATGCATTAAATCTTTCTGCTTGATCCATGAACCATTTTTTACCTGTTGAGTCTTTAAACTCTACTTGAAAATGCCAAGGCACACTTGCATCAAGTTTCCCGTCTGCTCCTTGTGGAATTTGAAAGGCAGGTTTTGGTCTACCTTCCCACTTACGTTTGCTTTCTGTATATGCACGTTGCGGCATACCGTTATGTAAACGTTTTAGGTCTTCCGGTTTGTATCCGTCAACAACTTTAGAAGCAGTAGGGTCTGATTGTGGTTTAAGAGTAACGTTGATACCTTGTTCGTGAAAGAACAGTGCATTTTCCCAATCACGTTCAAACCAGTCCGGCACCATGACCATATTAATTGTAACTTGTACATCGTGTTCTTGACACAGGATTAGTTTATCTGCAAAGTCCTGCATCTTCTCCTTTGTGTTTAAGTGTTCTGTGTGCAGGCTTGCTGTAATGCTTGCTCTATGAAATGGTTTAACTGCTTCTACATACTGTTCAAACCAACGCATGTTGCGACTACAGTTTGATGTCATGTGTACACTTGTATAGTTAGTATTATCTACATCGTCAGCTAAGTGCTTTAGTATGTCCAAGTATCCAGGATGGAAAGTAGGCTCTCCTCCTGACAAGGAGAAGTGGAAAGAATTGAAGCCGTTGTCTCTGGCTTGACGTTTAATTTCATCCACTGTTCGCAAGCAGAGCTCGGTAGGTCTGTGATCTTTACGGTCACTTCGGGCATAGGGCCAACAGTAGGAACACTTGTAGTTGCAGAAACGTCCAAGTAACCATGATACAGTAAATATATCACGATACAGCAGAGTACGTTGCCCCACAGAGACAATGTCGTCAAAAGGTATTTTAGTAAAGTCATAATTTGACCATTTTAAATCTTCGCTCATATTAATATATTACATTCTTTGTTTGCAAAAGTCAACTACTTTATTACTAATTGTTTATTGGCATGCCATAAGCCTGTACACTTACAATATCCAGTTGTACAACGCACCCAAGGTTGTGCAGGAATAACTGATAATTTAGATTTAAATAAATCAATTTTTTTAATTAGTGGTCCAATTTTATTACCACAAGATATATATAAATGACCTTGTGAATTAATCATCATAAATTGTGCCGGTGTATTACAATCATATCCAGTCCAATCTCCCCTCATTGAACTTCTCTGCATTTCATCAAACTTAATTGGTTTCTTTGAATCTTCTGTTTCAAATGTTACTTTACGTTGTAACTCTGAATTACTATTACGATCTTGATAATGCGCTGTAAAACTATCACACGCCTCATAAAACTCTTTATTAGTGTGTAGATCATTATCGTCCCAGGTTTCGTGTATTTCTTGTATTAGATGAAATCCCGTTTGTAGATTATTTTTAGAAAATAATTCTAAAAATTTTAATACTTTCTTTTTATTTCGAAGATCGGCTGCAACATTTAGATTGTAATCTACTTTGTGTTCTTCACAAAGTTTTGCAAGTTCTATTAAATGATTAGGATCTGCGCTACCAACATGTACACTTATCGATAATGAATGAAGATTTGGTAAATTTTTCTCCCACCATCTAATTGTTCGAGATCCGTTTGTTTGCAATCCGCTATACCCATTAGGTATTTCATCAGCAACAAACTTTAGGTAATCAGACATATGGGGGAACATAGAAGGCTCGCCGCCGCTATAATGAAAATAAAAATTTTCTATTTTTGGGTTATGTTTTTTAACCCATTTGCAATATTTTTTAATATTATGCTTGAATATATCTGTAGGTGGCGGAAGTTTCATTGTTCCAGCATGTGCTCCAGGCCAGCAGTAATGACACGAGTAATTACAATAATCTGATACTGTAGTAGCAAAGTTAAAAGTTGTTGATTCTTGGAGTACTTTAGTTATTGGACTATCTTGATACATCATTGGTAGAAAGTCAGCCATCAAATAAATCCTTGTATTCTGGCGCAATTGATAATATATCTTGCTTACGAGTATCGTCGAGATATTTAGTAAATTTTATAAACTGCGGTATTTGATCACTCATATCTGCACTATTGGAGAATTTTAAAATACTTGCTAATATATCAGCAAATTTTTCTTTTTGTAAAGGTGTAATTTCGTTATCGCCATTAACACGATCAATCCATTCGTTATAATATTCTTGTAATTTTATTTTAAGCTCAGGTGTCAAAATCTTAATGTTTGCTCTTTTTGGTCCGTGAGCAACATGATGTGTAATAATAGGACGTTTCTTAGTGCTGTTAATTGCTTTAAATCCGCTTTCTTTTAATTTCCACCACATAAATTCTGGTGTATGCCATACGTTGTATGCTGTAACTGTAAATGCTATCCAAGCAATAATATTTTTATTGTTATACGCATAGTCATCAAGTTTTTTTAAATTACGATATGCACTTTTCCATTTTAGTGGCCAACGTTGATATTCAACAACATCACCCATTCCGTCTATACTTGCGCCAACTCTTACTTGTTTAAAATATGTCCACATTTTTAATACTCGATCAGGCAAAGTTGTCATATTTGTATTATATTCAATAATAATTTTTTTTGCATAACCGCTGTCTATACACTTTTGTAAAAACTCGTAATGACGTTCAATCATCATTGGCTCGCCGCCGGCCATATATACATGGTCAATATTTGAAATATTTTTTTCTATTTGTTCCCAAAAACTTTCGCTGTTGTGCCAATCATAATCGTTGGTATATAATCTTCCTTTTTCATTTTTCTTTAACGTAACTCTACCATGAGTATCATCATATCCGTCGCCGCCGTGATAATCTATCCACTGTTCATACCAGGTATGGCTGTCAGTTGGGCCACACATACGACATGCAAGGTTGCACATATTACCAAAGCGTAAATCATAATAACTTATTGGAGGTTGAGATATAGATCCGTCTAACTCAGTTATAGATGCTGCTTCGTCTAAATCAAATTTCCAATTTTCTAATTCGTACTGTCTTCGACTGTTTAACCCACTTGCTTCTTCGTTCATACACCGAGTACACTCTTCACTCCATACTCCGTCAAGCATATTTTTCCGTATTTCTTTCATAAGAGTTGCATTACGTGCTTTTGACATATCATCTCTTCCGGCATTATACGGTTTGCCGTCTTCGTGTCTAACAACACCTTGATTTTTAGTTACGTTTGCTTGACAACATACTCTAATATCGCCGTTATTACGTACTGCTTGAAATATCCAGGGAATAGGACAAAAGGTGTTAGACATCCTTAAATATATCCTTCATTTCAGGAAAAGTTTCTGCAAAAGTTATGCCGCGTTGTGTGTCACATAAATCTAAAAATTCTTTCATTTCAGGAAGTCGCACACTCCAGTCTTCGCTTTCCATAAACGTTAACATTCCTTCTAATCTATCAATACCATAACTTGCACTGCGCCATTTGTCGTAATCAACTTTGCCTTTGTGCCAGCTCGGTACACCCTTTTCCCAATTAGCTTCCCACCACGGATAAAATTCTTCATACTTCTTACGGCATTCTTCTTTAAACCATTTGGGTAAAACTTTTACATTTAAATGCGGTGGATGATATACAAAGTGATAGTTAATACCGCCGGCGCCAAAAGGCCACATATTAATCTTTTTAAATCCTTCGTTAAGTTTCCATTTTATAAAGTCGGGCAAATAATATATATTAAGAGCTTGCACTGCACATGCAACTGTAACTTCTACGTTATTACTTGTTTCGTTATCTAATATATGAAAGACTTCACTTGTTCTACTCCATACACTTGGATAACGTATATAGTCATTCATTTCGTGTATACTGTCTACTGAATAATGGAATCGTACAAGTTTAAATTCTTTCCATAAATCAAATAAATCCTCACGCCATTCAACACCGTTTGAATTATAGCGTAGCTCTAAATCTTTAGCATATCCCATTTTAATTGCGTGTTCAAGTATTTCATAGTGTTCTTCAATAATAAGACTTTCGCCGCCTGCAAAATAGATCTGCTGCATACTTGGCATTTGTTCATAAAACTGTTTCCAGAAAGTAGGATTTTGTTTATGCCAGTTATAACTACTACCATTATAACTTCCTTTGTCTTGCCATTGCATTGTTTCTTTAAGACTGGCGTTTTCTACAGCAGGAAAAATTGCTTTATAATCTTTAATCCAACCTGAACTATCATGTGGGCTACACATAACACATGCTAACTGACACTTAGTACCAAAGCGTAAATCAATGTACGCAAGTTGAGGTGGAACTGATCCGTCTTCTTTTGTGTCAGCAATAATTTTATCAACATCAACTCTCTGGCTCCAATAATGTGTTTCCCACATACGCTTTGAATTGTGACCAGCCGCTTCTTCTTTAAAGCATTTTATACAACTGGGTGGCTTTTCACCATTAAGCATCTGCTTACGCACATTTTTCATGTATGTGCTGTTCCATGCTGATTCAAAATCACTAACATTTAAATTATTAGGCTTACCGTCTTCAGTTTTAAGGATGCCAACTTGGCCGCCGTGCTCTTTGTCATTGGTTGCGCCAACACTACTTGCATTAGCTGTGCAACATACTCGCATACTGCCGTCCGGTCTTGTACTTAAATGTACCCAAGGCAGTAAGCAAAATGTGTCTGACGGCGATTTGTAAGTCATTTATTGTTCCTCTTTTTCTTTATTAATAGATGTTAGCTTCTTATCTAAAGTTCTTGACTTTTCTCCACAAAATTTGCTACATCGTACAATTCTTGGATTATGTTTATGCTCTGTAGTGTTATTAAAACTATCAGGCAAATCTGTTGTGAAGAAATCGTGTCCTAAAATATTACTAAGTGTTCTATGATTTATATTATTCCATTTGTCATTGTATCTATCCTCGTAGACACTTAACCGTTCGTAGTTTTGGTTATTATAATTGTAATCATATGCATTATTTGACACATGTTCGTAGTCTGGCAGATTTAAGTTATAATGATAAAAATTACTAAAGTAACAACATTGCCAAACTCTTCCTGTATAGTCTATACTAATTTGTTGTTTCTTTTTCCATTCGCACTCAATAGAAGTTTCATTTACATAATCGTCAATCTTCTTTTTATACCACGGCTTAGGAACATCATTTACAACACTATGTTCTTTTTCTTTTACTAAGTCTGTATACATCTGAGACTTTGATATTTGTTTATCACTTATGTTTTTCTTTTTTTGTTTTACATTTGTAATTGTTTTTGGATTATGGCGTAGCCTTGATCTTCTAATTCGAAATTGTGTAAATCCTATTTCGTTAGCCATTTGCTTTGCTTCGTCGAGTTGATGTTCATTGTGCGCAAAACTTATAAAGCTCCAACGTGTTCGTATACCTTTATCAATTAAAATTTTTGCATGTCGTAACACTGTATCAAAGTCAACACCTCGACGGTACATTTGGTGCGTGTCGTTGTCGGTGCCGTCTAATGCAAATATAACTAAACTACCTTTATCAAAATATTTTAAGATGTAGTCACCAAACTTGTGCCACCATTCGTCGTCTCTTGCTCCGCCATTTGTTTCAGCAAGTAATCTTATTTTATCTGTTAACTCATTTTTATTTCTATTTTTTATGTGCGGGTGTATTTTATTAGAAATACATTTCATTATATCTAATGCATTGGGATGTAAGGTAAAGTCACCATAAGTTCCAGTAAAATTTACGTATCGTGCAGTTTCTGATATAGATTTATCAAAAATATTTTCTATAGCCGAAATACTGATATTGCCTTTACTTCCAATATCAACATACGGATTAATAGTGTCTGTACCTTTGACAAATCGTCCACAGTCTAAACATCTGCTGTTACAGTTAGAAGATATTTCGATATGAATACCAAGACTGTTATCAGACATATGTTACGCCCTTAATATGATTAGACATTAAGTTGTTAAACATATTTTTATCTATACTCTTTGTAGCACACAATCCGCAACCACACTTTTTATTTGGACATTGAATAGTTTCCATTTTACCTGTGTTTATCATAGTTTCAACTTTGTCAGTAAAAGTTGTCCACTCACTTATTTTACCAACTGCTCCCCTACCTTTGCCGTATTGTGCTTGACAGGTTTGATGATGAAATATTTGATCTGTTTGACTTTCGAGATGTAAAAAGAACCAATTTACACCGCAGTACCATTCTGGAAATCTTGTATCGGTAACATATGTAAGATTTTGCGTAGATCCACACATTGACCCGCAGGATAATTCGTGTTTACTACAACAATGCCTGCCGTGAATAACATTAGTTTTAGTTTCATCTTTTCGTAATTCGTTAAATGTTTTTTCAACATCTTTTTTCATTTTTCGATGTATGACATTTTCTTTTTTAACTTCTTGTGGCTTTGATTCAACTTTTTCTACTTTTATTTCAGTTTTAGTTTTATTTTTCCTTTGCCAATAATTTGTAAGAAATTCACTTTGCTCTGGACTATATTTTAAACCATTAATTACTCTTGGAACATACTTAACTTTATGCTCGTCCATTACATCGATTAAATCTAAACATTCTTGCCAATAATTATCATACGGATGCATCATAAGATTTACTTTAAAACTTTTCATACTCTTATGTAAAATAAGGATATTTTCTCTTACTTTTTCTTTAAGTTTTTCTTTACTATCACAATGATAACTAAGAGTGATTCCTCTAAAATTATCTACCAAATGTTGAATATTTTTTTGAGGGAAACTGCCGTTTGTAGTTAAGATAGTTTTAACTTCGTATTCAAAGTCTTTAAATTGATCGTTTAGATATGTTGCTAATCGTAAAAAATTAGGATTAACTGTAGGTTCTCCGCCTGTTAAACTAAGTGTAGCAACTTGATTATTCCTATGCGGCATCATTACTGTTAAATATTTCTTAATAAAGTCAACACCTTTAACAAGCTCGTCGAAGTCTGGAAACTTGCTCACTAAGTCATGTCTGTCATCGCCGCAATAGCCGCAGTCAAAATTACATCGTTTGCCAGTGTCCCATGTTATGATAAATTCATTTGTTTTACTGGGGTTAATACTATTGTATGTTTCATTCATAATATTTGCTATATCTTTCATGTAAATCTGGTAAATTGGTTTTTCTAATTTTATCTAAATTTTTACTGTATACAATTAGTGTTTCTTTGGCTTTTTCTTTATCAAAATTTCTATTTTCATCAAAATTGAATATAATGTTTTCTACACGATCAAACCAGGACCTACGTCCATAATCTTTAAGGAATCTGTCAAGCTCTTGTCTAAGAAATTCTCTATCTTCTGTAGTACACATTGCTGTTGATAAATGATTTTGTTCAATTGGACTAAAAAATGTATGCATTGACCATATCGAAGTTTCTATAGGATGTTCATCTTCCCATTTAGCACACCATTCCATTATATCATAAATCCTAAAAACATTATAAAATTGTATAACAAAACTAAAACCGAGAGCTAATTCATTTTGTGTATACCCCCGCTCAGACAACGAAGTTATATTTTTCATAATTTTGTCCCAGTTGCCGTTTGATCTACAATATTCAAATACATCATCAACACCGTCAAGACTTACTCGCATCAATATACGTCTAAATTTTCCAATTAAGTCATAGAATCTTTTTGGAAAGTTAGTTGCATTAGTTGTAAAACTTATATCAACTTCCTTCCTGTGTGGCAACTGTGCCATTTTTTCTAATCCTATGTACACATCTTCTTGCATTAACGGTTCGCCGCCTAAGATTTTAAATCTATACACGTTGTCTAATTTAAGCTCGTCTATAAACTCGTTAGGCAGTTTGTTATTAATATATAAATGACTTACTCCGTTACCGTATCCCATTGGACGATACAGATCTTGATTTTTATTAATTTCTTTAGCAATTTCCGAACTACTTCCTTGATGACACATTCTGCATTTTAAATTACAAAGATTACTACCTCTGTAATCTAATGCCATCGGATGGCCGTGTTGGTTCCCGTTTTTAAAATTAAACTCTACTTTTTCCTTTGTCCTAAATTCTATTTTTTCAAGTAAATTTCTATAATGTTCTCTTGCATTGAACCCGCCAGCTTCTTCAACAGATACGCATCGAGTACATATTTCTGCAGGTTCGTTGTTAAGCATTTTCTTTCTTATATTTCGTAACCATTTACTTTTACTATATTCTTCATAATGACTAAAGTTACCTAAAGATCCCAAACGACCTTCACAACAAGGCATTATTTTATTATAATCCTTATTACCCTTATAATATAAATTAAAAAAAGGTGCTGTACAAAATACCTTTTTAGACTGTTGGTTTTGGTTTTCCATCAAAGTGGGCTCCTGGTCTTCCTGTTTTGTCACCGTGTGTAACATTGTTTGGATCGTATCTATCAAAATATCTTTGTAGCATAGGCTCTATAGTAAGAGAACTTGTATTTCTTATTTTATCCAATGCTAACTCTGCTCGCACATAATCATTTGCATATCTTTTTCGACGCTCGTCAGTTTGTGTCTTATCTAATTCACTATGTAACAGATCAAACCATTGTTGTTCTTGTTTACACATATTAAATTCTGTTATACATTCTTTTACTTGCTGTCTTATGTACTCTTTATGATCTTCATCTAACCAACTTACACTTAGATACCAAGGATCAACAATAGGATTAAAAGTAACACCGTTATGTTGTTTTGTATATTTTCTGTATCCTTCTAAAAACCATTCTACATTACGCTTTACTTGAAATGCGCTAACAGGTTGGAAGACATGCATTATGCCAGCCCATTTTAAATTAGGTAATGTAAAGATTTTATCAAATACTTTTTGTTTTCGATCCCATCTGGTCCCGTCACGTAAAAATTCATCTGTTTCTTTTACGCCATCTACACTAATATTGAAACTAACTTCTTTGAACTGTGCCAGTAAATCGTATATTCTGCTTGGAAGGCTGGTACAGTTTGTAATTTGATGAAGACGTACATTCTTTGCTTCGCCACTATCAACAAGTTTTTTCATAATATTATAAACTCTTGGATCAACTAACGTTTCCCCTCCGCTCATTTTTAAACGAAATACATTTGAAAAGTCTAAATTACTAACAACATCAAACTTAGGATCTGAGTAATCAATCTGTTTTGCTTTACGCATAGCATTAGGGCTTTGTGTTACCATGTCCCAATGGCTCCATCCTTGTATTTCTGGATTAGCAAGTACTTCTTGTTCAATCTTATCGGACCAAAGACTATTACAGCTACGACATTTTAAATTACACATTTTACTTGGTCGTAAATCAATATCAACTGGCTTCTGGAATTCAAGAGTACCATGAGTTATGTCCCAATTTATTTCTGTAAATCCTGCTTTTAATTCTAATTCGTAGCGTTTTATAAAATCTAATCTATCACTCTTATGATATATACCTTCTTTTTCCCAACGACCGCACCACCACTCACACGATTCTGGCATTTTGCCATCAAGAAAATCTTGGCGAATACTTTGCATAGTTTCACCAGTCCAAAATTCTTCGTGTTGTTCTTTAAGACTTTGTTCAGTATCCCAACGACCAACAATATGACTCATACAGCAAAGTTTATATCCTCTATTATTTGAATTTATATATGTATGCATAAAGGGAGCAGGACAAAACTTTTTATTTGGTACTAAACTTTCTAAACGCTCTGCTTCTTTTTTATCTATTTTAGCCATTTAACAATCTCGCTATCTAATACAGCAAAAGTTTGTTTCCGCTGTTTGTCTAATGTCGTAGTAGTGTATTTAATTTTTTCTCGATAAAGATTTTTATCGTCTGAACTTAGTTTTTTTGCATTAACTACATACTTTTCAAATTCTTTATATTGTCTACAATCAGTGTGCTGCCATAACTCTAAACCCTTATCTAAAATGTTATTAGGTAACCACTTGGCCGACATTTCACTATCTTTTGGGCGCAGATTTAAATTAAAATCTATACGTGGTATATAATTTTTATTAATTAACCACGGAAATTGTTCAGTATAAGATTTCAAATGTGTATATAGCTCTGGACAATTCAACCAATTGTACATTGTAACAACTGTACTTGTTCGAATTCGAAAGTATTTGTTTTTATACATTTCGTTTTCATCAGCAAAATTTAAAAACTCTAAGAATCTATCATTCCATTTATTCCATGTAAAAGGATATCTAACATAGTCATACACATGACTGGTTCCGTCAACACTTACATTCATGTCAACGCCCTTAAAATGTTTAAGACGTTGTAAAACTGCCTTTACAAACTTAGTGCCATTTGTAGTTATTAGCAATCTAATATTTTTTGCATAATCATTTTCAATTGCATGATCTAATACTTCTAAAAAATCCTTGCTAATAAAAGGTTCGCCGCCAGTTACTTTTAAAACTTCTATACCCGGTAATAATTCTATTACATAGTCTTTACGATTTGCACTAATCTGTGTTTGATCTTTTTGTTTATAATTAGTAAACCCTTTCCAGTGTTCTGGTAGTGGTTTATCCTCTTGCCTATACCATTCGATACTACTATATAACTGATTACTACTACTTGGATCACACATTCTACAAGCAAGATTACAAGTGTTATCAAAACGTAAGTCTAAATATTTTATTTTTTCGTCTGCATTCGGATCTACAAATTCTTTAAACTTATCAACTGTGTATGTATGTCGAAAACTTAATCCATTATTGCGCTCTCTTGAATAGCAAACTTCACATGCAGGATGTTCTTTTTCCTGCTGCATAAACTGGCGGATTTCGTCCATACTGTTGCTTTCAAACGCTTGTTTGATACTGTTGTTGTCGTCTTTAAAATCAAAATAACTTTCACTATTACAGCATGGTCGATAACCTCCGCCGACACTACCATTCACATGTATCCAAGGTAAAATACAAAAAGTTTTACTATCTGTTGGTTGCTTCATTAAGTCTATCCATTAGTTTGTTAATTTGTTGTAAGTCATGATTACGTTTTTTATTTAAAACACTAACATAGTTAGTTAGCAGACTACACTGGTCCTTGTCAAAAATGTTCATATGCTTAGTTAAATAGTTTGTAACATTCTTAATATCTACCTTTTCTAAAATTTCTTTCTTCATTTCTGTTGGCAGAATTTTAATATTTAAATATTCTGGCATTTGTAGTATATCAAACGTAGTTTTCCATTTAAACTTTTTTTGCCATTCTAAATAATTATGTAAATCAAATGCATTTAGAGCATGAACTACAAAATGACTTTTTATAGTGATATTGTTATTATTGCTCCACCACTGTTTCCACCAATTAATATTAGATTCTAATTTTTTCCAGTTTGTTCCATAACGCACATACTCGGCAATTTCACCATGGCCGTCTAAACTTATATCTAAGTTTACATATTTTAGTTGTTGCAATATTTCTTGCCACTCATTGTTTGGCAAAATGCTACCATTTGTAACAAGTTCTAATTCGATATTTTTTAAATTACATTTTTTTAAAAACTCTAAGTTTCTCGGCTCCATAAATGGTTCGCCGCCTAATATTTTTATTCTATCTATATTAGAAAAGTCATTAAACTTACTATCTGTGTATACAACTTTTTGATTAGGTTTTGCTTTATTAGCGCCTATAGCATTTACATCATCAATATCCTGCCACCAAGTTGTGCTATATGCTGCATCACAAGTTACACATCCAAAATTACAGGCATTGCTTAGTCCAATTTCGATAAATTTTAAAGTAGGTTGTTTGTCAATATATTCTTTATATTGATTGTTTGACCGTTGCCTATAACTTTGTTTACCTAACGACTCTTCTGCGTGACACTTGTCGCATCCTTTTATTATTTCTCCGTTAAGCATTTTATTTCTAAGTAAATTTATCTTATCTCCATTGAAATAATCTAACGGACTAACTTGATCGTTATAACTTTGGTCAGAAAATCTACAGCAAGGTTTATTTCTGCCGCCTACATTTGTACAACTATGAACAAAAGGAAGGACACAATAGTTAGAGTTCATCTATTTTATATCCAAACACTGATTCAAAATTTGTATTTTTAATTTTATCCATTTTATTAGTATAGTATTGAAAACTTTTTAGTAAAGTAGATTTATACTTTGAGTTACTATACTCCTTTTCAAGTGATTTAATCATTCTATGAGCGCTAACGTATTTTATATCACTTTTATAACAATTAATTGCTGCTTTAGCCCTATCAATTTCATCAATGACTCTTTGATTATTAGATTCAAATACGTGCGGACTTAAATAGTCAGGATATTGTATAATACTATGATGTAACTTGTCAACCGGAAGTTCTAACATACTTACAATTACATCCTCAAGATCTAAAATTTGATGAACTCCGATTGTATTTGTAACCTCTAATTGTGTATTCCTTCTGGTTTTGTTAAACTGTTTTATATTGTCTTCTACTTTTTCCCAGCTGCCGCCTCTAAAATAATCGTACAAGTTTTTTCCAGCATCTAAACTTATTCGCACATTTGCACATTTAAATTTATTAAGTTTTTTAGCAAAATCTTTATAATTAATGTCAACATTAAAGTTAGAAGTAATACTAATAGTCATACGTTTTATGTTAGGATGGTCTTTTATTAAATCTAAAAATAGCCAAAATTGTTTTTGATACAATGGCTCGCCGCCGGCAATATCAAATCTTTCAACATTTGGAAAGTTTCTATTTAAGTCTTCTACAAAGTCTCTTACTTGCTTACTTGTCCAATTTGTATTTTTACTCGGATTAACCCATCCTCTAATATTATGAGCAACGTCATCTTTTTGTAAGGGATTATTTTTTATAAGTGATGCCCATTGACTGCTGTAATCGGGGCCACAATGCAAACAGCATAAGTTACAAGTATTACTGAATCTAAGCTCTATAAATTTTAATTCTCTATAACGCACTTTGCCGTTTGCATTAATTTTAGTGTTAGGATTAAATTCAGAGTTAATGTTTTGACGCATACTTGTGATATTTCGTTGTTCTCTTTCCATACAAGTATCACAATGCGATGTATCCCATTCACCATCTTGTAAAGTTTTCCTAAGATTTCTAAATCCTTCGTTATTTAAAAAATCACTTGGTTTTACCGAGTCACTAATTTTAGCCAAAGATCCGTGACCTCTGGGACACGCAGTTATTCTATCATTGGGCTTGTAATTAATTGCATTTTTTGCAAAGAAGCATTTAATCGGAGGCATTTAATCTCTCCTTAACTTTGTCTGTTAATATATTAGCAAAGTTTATATGTGCTTCCTCTAACGGATGATGTTGTGGACCTATTGGATATTCGTTATCTTTTGCCCATTCAGCAAAAGACCATGTTTTATCAAATAACCAGTTACTACTATCAATGAGATTTACTCGTTGTTGTGTGTAGTTTTCTACTTTTCTATTACGACTTACAAAATCATCAAGTTGTTTGAGTGTCATTGAAGAATTACAATTAGTCATAATAAACGGTATATTTCCTGCACGACAAACAGTTTGAACTATCATTATATTTCTAATATAACTATCAATTGCTCCTTTTTGGTCAAATATATTAAGCCACCATTTTTGCGTAGCACTTAACTGACTAAGAGATCGGCGCCAGTGTAGTTGTTTTTTTGTCGGCTTACCTTTGGCAGGTAAAAAAATATCAGGCGATCTTACTTGTCTAAATCCGTCTCTTTCCTCCCACATATCCTCCTCAGGAGCATACTGCTCTGATCTTGTAATAGGAGCCCACATAATAAACACCAAGTCAGGTTTTACTTTATGACCGCTCATAAACTCTAAAAATTTTCTGGCTATCCTGTCATTACTTGCTCCGCCCCAAGAATCATTTACTACAGACATTTTTAATTTTTGTTGCATCAAAAAAGAATATCGACCTTTCAGAGGATTATTTAATTCAATTCCGTATGTATAACTGTCCCCGCCTACATATATCATTTTATTTTATCCTCTTATGTATTTTGTTACTTGTATCTGCTACATATGTATAAGTTCCGTCTTGGTGCATATTTGCCGTACATCGTTTTTTACACAATACGCTGGTGTTTCCACTTTCCCATCCTTCATTGTTTACATATGTAGAAAAATAATCATGATCTAATATTTCGTCTAATGAATGATGTTCTAAACTATTCCAATTAGGGTCATCTTTTTGTAATTTAAAAAAATAGTCGTCTCCGTCAAGAGCACCTTTTTTTTGCAATCCGGCTTCGATCTTTGTTATTACATTTACAAATTTACAACACGGCCACACTCTACCGTCAACAGTTATATCGTATTCACTTCGAGCGCCATCATGAAACATACACATAATCTTTTGCTGTTTAGCCATTGGTCAATTCCTCCATTACTTTACGTTTATGAAGTGGATCAATTAACCCAAACGGCCTGTTGTTTATTTTAAATAGTATTTCAATCCCTATATCTTTAGCTATTTGTTTAGCTGTTTTTACTTGTTTCCAGTTCCACTCAAAAATTAAATAATGCCAATCACCGTTACCACCGTTTTCAATCCATGCTTTCATATTATCCATTGCTCGATAATAGTCAACACCTTCTCTATATTTCCAATTTGTCTCATGGTCAGTGCCGTCTATTGCCCATTTAATATGAATACGACTTCCATATTTTTGCGCTGTCTTTGCATACCATTCTGGTTGACGCAGGCCGCCGTTTGTCGAAAGTTCTACTCGAGGAACAACAGCAAGAGTAATATCTAAAATTTTATCTATATTAGGATGCATCATTGGATCACCTAATTCTCCGCAAAGAAGTAAATATCCCAGTTTGTTCTTTTTAAAATAATCGCCAGATACTAAATTTTGTACTGCTTCTACGCTCATATGTGTAGGCGTAAGCCAATCTTCCGGCTCACCTGTTTCGCTATTGGTACGTAAGCAACTACGACATTTAGCTTGACAATACGTTGAGATTGAAAGTTGAAAACATTTATCAGACACTAAAATGCTCCAATATTTTGTCAGCAGCAACTTGATGGCCTTCTTCTAAAAAGTGTTTCCCTGGGCCTATTGGTAATTTTAAATCATTCATACATTCCTGTAAAGAATAATCTGGTTGATAAAGCCATGTATCATTCCAGTCTACACTATTGTACATTAAATGATCTGTTATTAATTCATTGAATTTTATGATATTATTCTGTACTCCAAAAAACATGCATAATTTTGTGTCAGTATATTTACACATCCTTTGTACTTGCAGTATCATATTTAAAATTTCAGCATGTATAACTCTGTCAGTACGTACATTAGCCATGTACTGCAATAATACTTTATTTTCTTTAGATACCTTTACATCATCTCGCAATTTTGCGATTCTTTTTCTAAGTTTTTCATCTATGTAATCTTCATGTTTGTTAGAAGGAAGTAATCGATGTGCAGTTATTCTTCTATAACCGTCATAATCTTGATCAAAGACAGAATAATGTTCAAATCTGTTTAGGCCAGTCCATCCTAAAATTACATGTGAAAATTTATTAGGATCAAACGCTTCAAAAAATTTACGGTAAATTCTTTGATTACTTGCGCCGCCTATTGCATCGTTTTGATTTGTTGTTCCCATAGCATCTGATACAATATCACCAAAACGATTTGATATATCTAATAATTCTGATCCATATGCATAGCTGTCGCCGCCTACGTATATCATACAAATTGCTCCTTATACGGGTCAAATTCACTACCGCATTTTTGAGCGCAAACGCCAAGTTTTCCGTCAGCAATACTATTTTTTTGCCAACTTGCAGTGATACTATCTATTAATTTTCCATTAACCACGTGTTTAATGTCATTGTCTATAATACTTATGCCTTGTTTTCCGCCAGCATTATCTATATGATCCCATACCTGTTCTACACGGGGATCTGCATGCCACCATTTGTACATACGTCCAGCAGTCCAACAACACGGCATTAAAAGTCCTTCTGCTGTTACAAAAATACTTCCTTGGTTTGCAACTTTACAAGTAATACTGCACTTATCTAAATACTCTTTCATACTACCATAAGACTTTTCAATTTCTTTTTGTTTTAGTAGTGCTATGTTTTTATTCTTTTCATCTTTAGGCTGTGCTAAGTTTTGTGTTTCAGCCCCTTTACGATTTATTGCTTGATGAGATGTTTTAGGTTTAATATCACTTGTAATAAATCTACCTGATTTTTTCTTGATAAACTTTTCACATCCCCACTGAGTAGCAAGTGCTTCTGCTTCATCTACTTGATGTTCATTGTGTGCAAAAATTAAGAAGTCCCAACGGGCTCTGCCTCCAGCATTAATAAATGCTCGCATGTTACGTTCAACATTATTCCAAACAACGTTCTGTCGATATAAATGATTTGTATCCTTTAAACCGTCTACACTAAAAATTACTGCTCCCTTGCGACCAATAACTCCTGCAAGTTCTGTCCACCATTCAGCACTCTTGGCTCCAGCATTAGTATTCATGCTCAACCATATCTTATCGTTATGTTCGCGGAAATATTTGAATACTTCAAGCGTATCTTTAGCAACAATAGGATCTCCTAAGTTGCCGCACATATACATAACATTTAATTGCTTTATAAAAGCAGGACTAAACATTCTTTTTGCATCTTCTAAACTAAGTTCTGCATTTGTAATATGAGGATTATCATCTCCGCCATTCATGTTACGATCGCACATAGGACAGGCCGCTTGACACTTTTGCGTAATTTCTAAGTGTACTTCTTTGATGTCTTCGTATCTATACATTTATGCTATTTCACCTTTTAAATAGCCTGCAAGTACCCGATTACCTTTTTGAGTCAAATGTCCAGTACCGTCATCAAATTTTTCTAATTTTAGGCTATTAGGTACTACATTAGTGCCTAACGTGTCTTCGTTCCAAGACCAAGTATAATGATGCAAGTCTTTTAATCTATATAATGTTGACAAATAAGCTGTTTCATTTATATGAGCTATTTGTCTTTTTGGTAGTAATTTATACAGTTGCTTAATCCTTTGAACATTGCTTTTCAAGTAGCTTGGCGTAAAAATATTAAAATATTCTGCTATGTACTCTTTGGATAACAAGTAATAATTATCACTTAGCTGCTTAACCCCGTACCTAATACCTATTTTTTCAGAACTATCAGATAACGAAATATAAAATCTATTTGGAAATGTAAACTGTACAATAGAAAAATCTACGGAATACTCCTCAAGTGCTTTTTTTATTATCATATCATTCAGTATATTATTTCCACCAGATACCCCAAGATTATAAACATCTACGTCCGGCATGAGTAGAGATAGCTGATACGGATATGAAGCTCTCCAGTCTTTTTGGGCAAAATGGATACCGTTAGTAAAGCTGCATCCAAAACAGAATACATTTTTTCTCATACATCTAACACCAATTTTACATCTTTACCAGGGCCTGCTTTACTGGGCAAATCTCCATATTGATCAATATACCAGTCTATTACAGCACAATACCAATTATGACTATTGTGATGAGCTTTTTTATTAAACTGCCAAATATTATTGTTAGTTGCTTGTATTGTACTTAGAGCTCTTGCACTTTCTTTTTGTAATTCCCTAACAGGGAGATCTTTTAAATCTATCATAGTAAGTTTACTACCTTTGTATGAATAATGTTATTGTAAACAAGTCCGTGTCCTGTAGTATTTAAGTGACATCCGTTGTCTTCAACAAAACTATGAAATTGTGATCCTAATATATCATCTACACTGTCGTAGCCTGTAATAACAGCATCTTCTTTGCGCCAATAAAATGCGTAATGTGGAATATTCTGTAATTTTAGAAGATTCCTTTCTACTGCAATACTATTTAAATATACAATGTCGTCATCAGATAACGCTGTATACAGCCGAATTATCTCTTTACGTGATGCAGATGAAAAGCTCTGTGGACTAACCATCATTCCAAAGGGGAAAGGTCGTCTTTGTAATGCATAATAATTAGGAGCAACACAATTTGTACTTTCTAATAAATTTAATTTAGTTGTACGTTTTATTTTTATAAATCTTCTATGATCAGATATCTGATAAATTACTACATCAGGAGTATAAGTTTCTAAAAAACTATCAAGTATTATACCAGAGAAAAAGTTGTTTGAACCTGATAATGATAAATTCCAAACTTCTGAATTACGAAATGTTTTTTGTAAATAGGCTGACCAATTCTTAGGAGTTACAATATCGTCAGGGCCAGATACGTTAGTGCGTCTATTATGTCCAGCAGTATGACTGTCGCCGATACATAGTATTCGTTTCATTATGCTTCACCGATCAACATAACTCTCTTATAACCTTTAAGTTGTAATTCACCTTCATATAATATTTTACTCATAGGAAATAGTTTTTTCATATGATTAATACTATGTACGCAATTTACGTGTTCTTCTAAGTCAAAATAATTATTACTTTGTATAGCAACAATAGGTTTATGATCTTTCCAAGGGTTAAATCTAATTTGATTAAACCATTCAGTTGTCATATGTTCAGCACTTGTGTTTATAATTAGGTCTGGGTAAAATTGCTCATTATATTTTTCTTCAGTTTTAAAATTTTCTACGTCCCACTGATATCCGCTTCCGTGCAGATTAAGATTATTAATATCGCCGTGTATAGATTTTACTTTGTAATCATCTATTCGACGTAAGTTAAAATTATAGTCACTTTCATTACATGCATCTATATCAATTTCAACGTTTCTAAATTTTTTAAATGTAATCTTGTCTACACTATCTCCAAACAACTCAACTAACTGTCCGTACCAACCAGCTAATAGTACAACATTGCCATAATGATTAGATATTTTTTCAAGCTCATTTACTAACCATATCTTACTCTTGATTTGGCTTCTACTTAATGCATCTGAGAGTATATTCATGTCTTTATCTTTTTTGATAAAGTCCTTAATAAATCTAAAATAACGAGTATCGTTGCCTTCATAATTATTTAAAAGATATACAATAAGGTCTTGCTCAAAATTATCAGATCCGTAAATATTTGCAAGATCTTTTGGTAAGAAATGATTAACAAAAGCAGACTTTTGATCCTCTGCATATAGGATATCTAAGAAAGATTTTACATTTCGTGCAACCGAACCTTCTGTCTTAAATTCACTATATTCTTGTAATCCATGTAAAAATTCTTTATTTGTAATGCTCATTAAATCTCTCCTCTAACCACATAAAATCATTTATTCTACGCAGATCTTGCAGTGAATCACGATAGTATTCTCCGTATTTTCTGCCTTCGTTGGCACCATCGATTGCATATTCTCCGTATTGTCTGTCGTTGCCAACTGTACACCAAATATTTAATCGTTCGTTTGTTTCGTCGTCTTTTTGTCTGTCTATTACTTTGCTTGAAAGTTTACAACATTCTCTAAATGCACTTTTCCAAGTGTTTAGCGGACTTGTATTAAATTCAGTAATATTACTTATTTCGTATACTTTTTTAAATTTATTACTTATACTTGTAGTCATATCCGGCTTAGACTTATCCATATTAAGAGTAAGTTCTCTCGGAAATAGTTTAATAGCACCATAACCGTAAATTAAATCATTAATAGGATTTTTACTATTGCATACATGCACTGTGTCTAAATCCCATTTAGGAACTGCATAGTTAAAATTAAAATCGTCGTCAATAACAGCATCACCGTCAACTATCCAAATCATATCAGTTGTGCATAGCTCTGCTGCTTTTATATGTGCATTATGAATTCCATCTACTCCGTGTATACGCTTTGCATAAGGAAATCTTTCTAATAATCTCTTGTAGTTTTGATTCATATATTCTTCGTTATATGTTATCATTACAATATCGTATTCTGTTTTTGCTACTGGAGATGCTTTGACAACTTTAGGCGATATTAATCTTGGAGGGTTTCGATACACTGTTTTGAAGAATTTACTCTGTTGAGCTGATAACGGATTTTCAGCAATTGGAAGATCAAGTGCATTAATGAGTTTGATACCGTATTCAACAATTTCATCTTCAACGTTTTCAATCGATTCAAAGGACTGTTTCCATAAGTCGTTTAAATGTTCAAAATCTCTTACTTGTATAAAATCCCAATCTGTACACATAGCCATATACAAACCTGCTCTTGCCCCAAGTATTCCCCAGTCGCCGTTTATAGTATCGCAGCCGACCATTGTCCAAATATAGAGTCTATTTAGATTTTTCCAATGTTGAGATAACAATCCGTCTTTAGATAGTTGTGTTCCTTCGTTGAGTGCCATCTTAACCCCTTCACGAAACCCAGCACGCCACGCTTGATGAGGAGTATAATTATTCATTATCATCGAATAACAAGTATCTTGTTGTATGTACTCCATGTCCCAGCAGAAATCGACTTGTGCTTTGACATTATCTGGTTCAGCATTTTCATGTGTTTGCATATTTAAAACATGAGATTTTGGCCAACACTTAATGCCGCCATTACCATACATTAAATTGTTAATTGAATTTTTAGCAGTCCAACTAATAACAGCCTTGTCGATATCTGCACCATCATAGAAATATATTTCTTCTTGCAGAAACTTAGGATTAATTATGTTGTCACCGTCTATAGTAATAAATCGATCTGTATTACTAAGTTTAGCACATGCTTTGTGTGCGGCATCGCTGCCTTCTACTCCGTGTACACGCTTTGCCCAAGGCACTTTTGTAAGTAAGTCTTCATAATTTTTTTCTGCGTTTGGTTCATCGTAAGATAGATATATTATATCTAAATCTTTTACTTTAAGTGTTTGATGCATGTTTTTCCTCTAATGTATACGATTGAAACTTTTTAACTGTGAACACACTATAGTCTTTAGTGTTTTTATCGTGTTCTGTAAAGTCAACTTCTACAGTATTATCAGTTATCTCATTTACAGAAATGGTTATACTTCTATATAGCAAATTTGGGTTGTCTTTCTGAGTAATGCTGAAATGTAATGATCCGTCAATGTTGTTCTCAACATTATTACAACTAAATTTCCACTTGTTGTTTTTGTAGTCCTTTTGTATTATAATATCACATATATCTGTTTGTTGTATTACTTCAAAAAAGTTTGTTGTTTTAGGCTTTAAAAACTGTTGTTTAATTTCAACAGCATTACTGTCAACATTGACAAAATATTGATATAAATGTTTTTCTCCACTATTAAACTTCATTGCAGTGTCATGTGAAACTTCAATTCGTGTAGATGTTTTATTATCAATTGTTGTAAAACATATAATATCGTTAGACTTGCTATCATATTCGCAATACCAGATAGGTACTTTATTATTAATTTTATTTAGATAGGAAATTCTCTTTTTATAATTCTGCATAATTCAAATACTTTTCATATTTTTTTATAATTTTATCGCTTAAGAACGAATCTTCAATATAATGAAAAACTCCACCTTGTTTATAGTTGCCAATAAAAAGTTCTAATTCGTCTGTCATATAAGCAGTAATATAATCTTGCCAATTATTTTGCAAATTATCAAACTCTTGATGGTATACTTTCATATGAGTAAAATTAATTACAGAATTCTTTGGAGTAACTTCCTTTTCAATATCTAAAACTCGAATTGCTAATGCAGCACTAACATCAATACTTGCCCATTTTTGAAAAGCATTGCCACCTGTAAATGTACCATATATTACTTCCCAATTTTTATTAATAATTTCTAAATATTTTGCAAACATCTTTGTTAGAGTTGTCTTTTTAAAATAATGTAGTGCAACATATGTATTAGGTAGCTCAAATCTTACAAATGCTTTTCTATAATACCATAGTCCAGTTGTTATAGGTTTATTTCTAAATGTTCTTACATCAGTAGTAAAGCAAATATCGTGTGTTGAAAAGTCTTGCCAGTAGTCTAACAAATCTGATAATACTAACATATCAGTATCTAACACAATAGTTTCTTCATACGGACTAAGATCATAAATTTTATATCTATTTTCAATCTTCCATTCACTGTTTAATGCATCGTCAGACTGTATTACTATAACTTGATCAAAAACTTTTGAATAATTGTCACTAACATTTTTATCAGTAATTAAACAAACATTAGAGTGAGTTTTTTGTGTAGCTTTTATACTACATGCTAATGCATATGCTTGTCGCACATAATCTGTTGTTGAGTTATTTTGAGCAAATAACAGAAAACCCTTACTCATGATATTAACTTTTCTAAACTAAACTTATTCATTACATGAACATCTATGTCTTTTGTTTTATGTAATACAGTATTAATTTTATCTGAGTTTCGAGATAATAATGTTAATTCTGTATCGTTAATTTCTAATAATTCTTCTTTGTCTAAAGTATAAATTATAGGAGTTGGAAAAGTTTTGAAAAGATTAGACTGTCCAAAATTATTCATTATATGAATTGCAATACTAAATGCATGATCGTTCCTATACATTGTATTTTGTAAGTTATAATTTACTGCATAATTATAATAATTTTCTTGTATATGTTTTAATAAGTCAAAAAATACTTTATTCTTATTTGATTTAGTAAAATAAACTACTGTAGCCCAATAAAAGTCAATACTATTTTTACCTATGTACTTAAACGTATCAGCATTATCTTCATATCCTATATTAATGCTATCTTTAAAAATTAAAAAATCCTCATACTGTTGCAAAAAACCTTTTAAATAATTACTGGAAACTATATAATCAGTATCCATTAAAAAAGTATTATCATACGGTGAAAGATCGTACGCCAACGGACGTAAATTATTTTTAAAATTTAATGTAATAGATTTAGCTGCATCATTATATATTCGATTATTAATCTTTTTTGTATCATCAACATAAACGATCTTATCAAACACACTGGGTTCGATGTTATAGTCTTTGTCAGTCGTAACAATCGAAGTGGGCAAGTCCATATACTTGCGTATGCGTTTAGCAAGGAAAATAGCTTGCTTTACATAATCAACTGATTTATTATTACTTGCAAATAACAATACTCCGCTACTCATCAAATACAATACCCTTTACGTCTCTTTTGCCAATTAAACGTTTATACTCATTTAGATATTGTTTACAGTGTTTGTAATACAACCTACGAGCCTGTGTATAAAATTCTTCTAAGTTTGTTATTTCAATTGGGATATCATTATCGTCAATAATAATGTATTGTTCGTAGTTGCTATCTTTTTCCATTAATTTACAATAAGACAATAACTCCATCGATACTGTAAACATACCGCCTTCGTAATTCAAAATAATAGATTTTTTGAAGTGGTTTTTTGCTATAAGTTTTTGTTTTTCTAATGTAAGCGAATAATTAGTAAAGTCTAATGCTGCTTCAAGTTTTTTATCCATACGTATACTCCATACTGTTAGTATACAGTCTTAAATACAGTTTGTCAATTAAAATTTAAAGATCAGTTCCAGATACATTCATATTAACTGTTGGCGCTGTTATTTCAATAATATTATTACTATCTTGAGCAAGATATATTTGAGTATTACTTGATAATGTACCGTCAACACTTGGATCAACTGCTGGTTCTACATAGCCGTCGTCAAAAGTTGCGCCACCGTAGTCATCATCTGTATCAGTTAATTGTAAGCGCAGTGTAACTACTGTCGGATTAGTATTACTATCAACTTTGGCTGATAATGTTAAATTGTTAACAGAATAATTAGCACCAGTTCGAACTATTATATCTTGATATGTTGTAGATAATTCAAATCCGCCTTTTGATAATACTGTTGTATTTGTAGTATTACCAGTAACTGTAACACTATCACGATCTATTTTCACTGTTCCTAAGTCAGCAAACATATTTGTCCAGTCAGTGTTTTTAGTATGAGCGGCGCCGCCTGAACGACTACCGTACCAGCGAATTTCTCCGCCAGTATTAAAAAATGCTCGATAATGATCGGCTGCTGTAAGTACTTGAGTATTGCCCGAGTCAGCTGACTTTGTTTGTCCGCCAAAACTTACACTAAAAATATGTGTTATTGTTGTTAACCCGCCATATCCCCAAGCTGTAGTACGTGATCGTGTATTAGCTGCTAATGCTTGCATATATCCTGTATCTTTATCTTCACGATCAGTAAAAACTTGATCAGACTCGCTTATAAAATCATTAACGCCCTGTTGTGTTAGATTAAGATTTGATACCGAAGTGCCACTTGCGTCTGCACCAATAATGTTACCAACAGAAACTTCTTGTACTGTAAACCCTGTGCCACCTACTTGGTGTAATTTACATGCATATATATCAAGATAAAGTTTATTTAAATCATCAGCAGTAACAGTTGCACCGTTGGCTACTGTTGAACTTTCTAAAGGTTGACCATAACCTAAGTTAGTAGTTGGACTTCCATGTGTCCCTACCGGTGCTCCTAAAACTGATTCTACTGTTGTACGCATATTATTATAATCCGTATCAGTGATTAAATCTCCAACATTTACTGCCATTGCTTTTCCTCGTTATACGTACTATTTAGCACTTAATAAAACATTCAACTAATCGTGCGGCTTCACTAACGCCGGCGTCTTCTTCTAATATGTATCCTACAAGACATAATGGCCCATCCGGGTCTGGTTCTGTTGTACCTATACCTGGATCATTACTTACATACACCGGAGCTCCCATTTTTGCTGGACCTTTTACAAGTGTTGGAACTCTACCTATTAATCCAACTGCTTGTCCGGAAGCATCGGCATTCATTAAATATGCTGGCGCTGTACTAATTACACCGATAGCAGTTGCGTTTGCACCGTTTATAAATGCCGGACCTATTTCTGTATCGCCGGCGCCGCCTGTAATACCAACAATTGTTCCATTAGGAATATCGTTGTTTTCTGATTTATATATTTCTGCTAAGTCAGCATACTTTGCACGACTCGATACGCCGTAAAGTTCATTAGCAGCAATATTACCGTTGTCGTCTCTTGCTACAACTGTATTAGCATCCGCTGCTCCAGCATATGTATAGCTTGCTGTAATATATTCATTATTTGCAGGTAGACCTACACGCATTTCGTTTGTTCTATCCGATGTACCTTTAAATGATTGTGCATGAACTTCGTTAAACTGATTTGTTGCATCGCCGATTGATCTTGCACTAACTTGGTTTACTGGTGTGCCGCCTGGCAATATTTGCGAGCCGTTAATTTTAAATACTTCATCATATGATGCACCGTTATAAGTACTAAACTTTAACAACTGTTGGTTCATTTTTAGATGACCTTCATTGCCGCCGCTACCATCTATAACAATAGACATATCTTGATCATTACCAATATTAATACCGTTATCATCAAAGTTAACTACTGTGCCGGAAAAGTTTGCTTGATCTGATCTTACATAATTAGCTGCACTAAATCCACCTAACTTAGTTGCATTAGTAGCTGTGCCGTAAAAGAATGTTTCAGTGTTAACACCATTTTCGTCATTACCTTTTAATGTAATACCTTTTTTGATTGTTCTGTTATTGTCAACAAATCCTGCAAAATCAGCAAATTGTGTTCCTGTATCTTTAATAGTAAAATTAGAATTACTAAAAATTGCAATTTCTTCATCTTCTATAGTAGCAACAACAACTGCCTTAGATGTATTATCTGTAGCAATTATTTCTCTACTTTGCATTTGTGTTAAGCCGTCACCTGCATCCTGGGGTCCAATGAATGAAAAGTCAGCGCCGTTATAAATGTATAATTTTTGATTTACGTTATCAAACCAAAGATCACCTTCTGATAAATTTACAGGTTGTGAAGTAGTACTTGTGGTTCCACCAGTAGTTTTCCACGCACTTCCGTCGTAAAATTTAAGTTTATTCTCTCCGCTATCAAACCAAACTTGCCCTGCTATCGGACGTGGTGGTTGTTGCGCACTTGCAAAGTTTTCTAATAAAAATACAAAGTTTTCGTTTTGTATTTCGCCGTACCCTGCAAAGTTTTTACCTATTAGTTTTAAGTCAGTTGTATTATCTACTGTGCCGTCAGCAATTGTAGATAACGTTTGACCACTTGTTTTTTGTATGCTATATGCCATTGTTGACCCCTATGTATAACGTATTTATGCCAATATAATATTTATGGCTGTGATATATTTTCAACACCTTGAAAATCCCACGTTTTTGCATTGTTAATGATTGATACTACATATCTTCTTACTTCTCTTTCTATACCGCCAGGTAAGTAAAAGATGCAATGAAGTGCCGCTGTAGTTGTTGCGTTTCTGTCAGATGCTGGTGCAATCTGTTGTAACCAAGTTTGTGTAATTGATTGATCGTATTTTGCGTAAGGCCCTACGTTATAGTTTGTTGCATCAAAGGATAATGATACCTTTGTATCTCGTGTTTTAAGATCAACATATGCTTTGTTTGCAACGTCATTATTAGCCGCAGGGTTTGCTATACCTCTAATATTAATATCAGCTGTATTATTTGTAAACGTAACAATACCGTCTACGTCAAATGTAAGTGACGCTGTTGTACTAATATTGTTTCCGCTCATAAACGGACCGTTATTAATTTGAAGATTATTTAAATCTCCCAGTGTTTGTAAATTACTCTCTGTAACAGAGTTATGTAATCTAACTGCATCTAAAATACTTGTATTGTTAATTTTAAATGCCTTTCCTGTTGTAAGATTTAAATGATCGTTAACTGTCCAGTAATCACCGTTTGGAATATCTAAGTTCCAAATAATGCTATGGTCTGAACTACCTTTAAGTATAATACCGCCGCCTGCTGCTATAGCATCTGACGGACTATCGGTAGCTGCTAACTCGATATTTTTGTCGTCTACTGATAGCTCTGTTGAGTTTACTGTTGTAGTTGAACCGTTAACTGTAAGATCGCCTTCTACTGTAAGATCACCATTTACATTTACATCTGCATCTCCTGTAACAGGATAAAATTTAATCTGTCTTGCTGAAGGGTTAATATCAATAGCTGTTTCACTTTGTGCTTGTGCATTACGTAGTTCAAATGATATCTTTGAACCACTACTACTATTTTTAAAAATTGTATCTCGTGTACCATTTATAAGTATTTGATGATATGGTTGAGCATTACCTATCGATAACCCTCCATCATTTTTTATACGCAAAGTACCAACTGTTTGGTCATTAGAGTCGCCTCTTAATAAATTACTTATATTAACGCCGCCTATACTTTCTGCATTTGTTGCTGTACCGATTAGTTTAGGATTAGTTTCTCCAGTTACATTTAAATAATTTATACCAGGTTTAATATCTCCAGTAAGTCCTACAATTACACCATTTGGAGTAATTGTTTCTTTTGAAACAATTGCAATTTTTAATCCAGCTACATATAACGAACTTACTGTTTTTTCTAAGCCAGCATCGTTGATTATATCTTCTGAAAATAATCCAGTTTTGCCTTGGCTGTTTTTATAACTTGGTCCAACTAATACTGGATCTAATCCAGCAGAGTCTTTAAAATAAATTTGTCTATTGAAAGTATCTATCCATAAATCGCCAGCAACCATAATTGGTTCTTCTGAAGATAATATAGGTCCACCACTTGTTCTCCAACTTTTTGTTGTTCCGTCGTAAACTTTTAATCGAGATTCACTTGTGTCCCACCAAAGTTGTCCAGCTAATGGAGCACTCGGTGCCGATGTGTTAGCAAAGTTTTCGAGTATATTAACAAAATTTTCATTTATGCTTTCTCCAAAACCTGTATAATTTTTTCCTATTAAACTTATACTTGTAGTAGATATGTCCCGTGTACCGTCTACCAATGTAGTTAAAATAGAACCGTTTGTAGTGTTAATAATATAGCTCATGATAGCACTCCGTGATAGATAATATAATTAAATGTTTGATACGGAGGCATAATATTGACTGCTTCATTTACTGGTTCGTTAATATTTTGTCTATAAATTTTACCTGTTCTATCTATAGCAGACGTAGTACCTCCTGGGTCTTTTTGTACGCCTAAGTCATTACTAACACCTACAGCAGTAGTATCAGATACACTATCGTTTAGTGCATAAAATGTATCTACTGCAACATTGCTACCTTCAGGAAAAGATTCAAAAGTATGCTGGTGTTCAGGTAAATTTCTTTGTTGAATTAGTAATTCACTTGATTTACCGTCGTTTGATAATCCAAGTGTGTCTGCTGAAGTGTCAAGTGTTCTATTTGCGCTTGATCCGCCCATGTTATCAACTCCTAACGGTACTCTACCTCTAAGGTCGGGTAGTTTAAAACTACCTGCTGAAACACTATTAATAGATCCATAATTATAACCTATAACTTCGTATAAATCTTCAAATTCTGATATAATTTTTTGACTTCCGTCACATAAATGGTATCCAACAGGTGCTGTCGGGCCACCATACGGCATAATAGTGCCGACCGGAATAGTAGGTAATGCATCTTGTATCGATCTATATGCTAATTTAAATAATTGACCGCCTCGCTGTATTAATAATAAATCGTCTACAGCCGCATCACTAACTGTACTTTTGTTTACAATAAAACTACTTGAAACACTTGCACTAATTACAACATTATCAGATCCATCAATTTCAATAGGGGAGCTTGTAATGTCACTATTGCCGCCACCAAACTGTAATGATATAGGACTTGACCATCTACCTGCTGTACTTGCCGAACCAGAAAACTGTCCTTCAATAGTATCAGCTCTTACTGTTTGTGCATATACTGTATTCCATCTATTATTTGCTGCACCAATATTTGAATCTTCTGATATTGGTAATAATGTGTTAGTTGAAAAAGAGTTAGTAGCTGTTGCTGTACCAAATGTAGCAAGACCGTCAAATAACGATGTTCCAGAAACATCTAAGTTTTCTCCTATGTTAGCATCTCCAGCAATAATTAAATCGCCGTTTTCACCAGCATTACCTAAATTAGTCTGTATGTTACCCGCTACATGTAATGCAACATCAGGGTTTCTATTAATACCAACTTTTTCGCTTCCGCTAACTCTTAAAACATTTTTTGCCAAACCTTGTGATGTAGTAACTGAAAGGTTAATATTACTATTAGCCGAAGGGTGTTTGATTGTACCTGTAACTCCGCCAACTTCTAATCTCATAGAACTATCAAGTCCTACAGAAATACCTTGGTTATTTCGAACTGTTAGTGATTCGTTTGTTATATTAGCAGTATCTTTTCTTAAAAACTGATTACCAGCAACACTTGTTCCGTCAACTAATAAACTATTTGCCTTTTCAGCAATTCCGTTCATTACTACGTTAGATGAAATATTTAATCCTGATTTTATTTGAGTATAACCAGATAACGCTGTTTTTGGAGTAAAATCTTCAGTTGATAATACAGCAAGCGGTTGTCCAGCTACATATAAAAATAAAACTGTTTTTTCTAAATTACTAATATCAGTAATTGTATCTGGCTTTGCTCCAGTAATTAATCCATCGGAATATTCAGGACCAATTAATATCCATTTAGTTCCGTTCCACAAATATAATTGTGCATTAGTTGTATCAACCCATAAATCTCCAGGAGCACTTTTAGCATCAGCAGGTCTAATTGCTCCAGACTTTAATCCGCCAGCATCTAAAAATGACGAACCGTTAAACACTTTTAAGCCGCCTGCTGCGCCTGTGTCGTACCAAAGTTGTCCTATAACCGGACCGCTGGGCTCAGAAGTATTAGCAAAGTTTTCTAATAAGTGTAATAAGTTTTCATTAACCTTGGTGCCATAACCAGTATACCCTCTGCCGGGTAAATCTAAACTTGTTTCATTATTAACAGTATTGTCAGTAATGGTTAACGATCTTGTACCGTCAGTATGATAAATTATTATTGCCATTATTACTCCTCGTTAAACCCTGTTAAACTTTGTACTCTTACAGTATAGTCAATTTGTATAAGTCTGTTAAGTGACTTTTGTACAGGATGGAAAATAACATGTGTAAGTAATCTTCCTTCGCCAGTAGGTGAATAACTTTTAAGTCCTAATTCATCAAATACATATAAACTTTCTGTATTAGTTGCTGTGTCAAATGCATCTTGACCATCTGGCTCGCCGTAATCTAATAAACAACTTATTACAATATCGGTGTAATTAGTTCCGCTAAGGTGTCTTGTTTCGATCTTATTTCTTATAGGATCTGTATTATTAACACTCCTATCGTCTACAACTTTCGAAAATGTTTGTTTATATAAACTTGCATTTGTTCCTGTACTGTTTGGAGTAAGGTATGTAATAATACCTGTTGGATCTACATTTGTGCCACCGTTGCCGAATGCCATTTCAAATATAAATCCTTGACCTGCATTGCCGATACTTTCAGCAAGTGCAATACTCATGTTCTCATAGTGTATAGCATTTGGTTTATCAATATAAACTTCACCCGAATCTGGATCACTAATTTTGATGTGTCCTTTTACGTAAATGCCGCTGTGTTCATCTGTTTGTTTCATCATAGTCCTTCACCTATATGTATTTATTCGGGTAGTCCCTGTGTTGTAGATCTTATAAATCTTGCTATTAAATTATTTGCATCTGAAAGTTTTTCGCCATCTTTGATCCAAGTTTTGCCTATTTTTCTAACTATTTTTACATTTGTATTGTCGCCTGCAGGGTTAGTTAATCTAACTCTTCCCATTGGGTTACCTTGTGTTCCATAGTTATACCCATTAACAGAAAATTCTGCTTCATAAGTAATATTTGTATTTGTAACTACATCATAAACTGTATATGGCTCTTTATGCAACCTTTTGCCTCCTACAAATACTTCTATTTCGTTACACTGTCCAAATGTTAATGGTATAGTACTTCTATTCCACGCTGATGTGTTCAATGTATTAGATACTACATTAGGTACATATGGCAAGTTATATTCATACGATGTAGCATCTCCTGTTTCATTCACTACTTCTATATTATCATTATATGGAATAGTATGGATGAAACTCTGGTCCGTAACTGGTGTATCAGCTGTGTATAATTCTCCTACACCAGTACCTCGTGTTCCTCTACGTAATTGACGTAAAGTGTTGCCTAACTTAATAAAGTATTCTATTCTTTCGCCTTCAATAAACACAACTCCAGGAATGTTCTCATCTTTACTCGGTGTAGGTAAACCAGCAGTTGTATTAAGCTCAAGTGTTTTATCATAAAAATTAAAATCTTTTGCTACTTTATATATTCTGTCATCTGTAAGACGTTTGTAAATAGTTTTATTTGTGACATCTTTGAATACTCTATAACCAAATCTACGGCCAATTCCTCCAGTAGTAAATTCTAATACTTCTATTTTGTCATTTAATTGTAATGATTCTTTATATATTACTTCGTTCATTTCTTCAGATAATACATAATCAAGATTTGGTGTTTGTAATATGCCATTAACAAATACCCAAACAAAATCAGGACTTGCTGCTTTATTTCTTAATTTGATCTTTCCTGACTTTAGTCTTTGATATAATTTAAATTGAGCCGATTCAGTTGATACACTTTGATCAATTGCAATATCGTAATGGAATCTTTCAAATAATTGAGTTCTATCGTCGCCTAATGAATACACTACAATATTTGTATCAAGTGCTGCTGCACTTCCTAATACTAATGTTGTTAGATTATTTGTAGTGTCTATACTAAATTCTTCTTCACCTAAAATAAAGATTTTTAAATCATCGCCATCTTGGGCAGTACCTGCCACAAGTGAGAATATATTAGTCGTCTCGTCCCATAAAAACTCAGTTTCATAAGCTAACAATGTATTATTTACAAACACTTTTGCAGATTGTATATCAAAACTTCCTGTAGGTATTTGCCATACATCAAGTTGATATTGGTTTAATGCATTGTTGACTGTAAACTTTTTATTATATCCTTGATTTAAGAATACATCGCCTACATTAATAATAGTATTTGTGTAAACTGGTGTAGTTAGTGTATACGGTAATTGTTCTAACAAAAATTGTGTAGATGATCCGTCGCCAGTAAAGTTTTGTATCTTAACTTGTGAGTGTGGAATAGTTGTTCCTGCTACTATTGCAAAATAAATATAATCATTTGCAACTGGTGCTTCACCAAATCTAATACCAATTAAATTAGCTTCACTGCCATAACTGCTGTCAGTTTTAAATATTTCAAATATAACTTCAGTACCATTTACTGTTACTAATGCATTTGCATCTTCTCTATATAATACATTCGTAATATATTCACTTGTACTACCATCTGCAATAAAATTATCAACATCTAATATATTACTTGCGCCGCCGCTTATTGAATATATTGTTACTTCGTCGTTAGCCGAAAGTGGCATTGTAATAGTAACTTGACGTTGTGCAAAGTCAAGAGTATAATTTGTACTATCAACAATAAGTTTATTAATTTTTACAATGAATCCTTCAGTTGATGACGGATTTAACCCAATATCAAAAGTAGAAGTATCAGTATATGTATATGTCCTTGTAGTAATTACATTGCCGCCATCATCAGGCCTATTGTAAACTCTTATATCAAGAGTATCTGCAACATGTCCAGGAACAACTTCTTCAGGTCCTGCACTTGTAGCTATTGTAACAAATCCGTCACCGTCAATTACAATATCTTCTGATGCAACACCAGTTGCTGAAGCATATGCTAAATCACCACCTGTTAATAAAGTGTCATACGATGTTTCATCCGGTAGTGTTCCTCCGTCAAATGTTTCTTTTCGTAAAGTAATTTCTGCATCAGGCTTATCACTCACATATGCTTGGAATTCTGCTGCATCTGGGAATTCAAATACATTAGTACCGTTACCTGTAATCGTAAGCATAAATGCATCTTCATTAGTAGCCGATGTTCCGGGTACACCAGGAATAGCTGCAACTGCGTCAGTTCCTCCTACAAGCGCATCAACAACATAACCTGATGCTCCTGATAAACTTGGATCGTCTTGTGCTGGTGTATTGCCGTCTCCAAATATGCTATTAATAGTTGCTAATGAAGGCTTACTAATAACCGGAGCAATGTATGTATTAAAGAACGCATAACTTACTGGAAGTGTTGTTTGGATTTGTGCAGGGGTACGTACATCATCTGCCCACTCAGGAGCAAGACTGTCGCCGTCCCATAGCCCAGTGTAATCAAACATAGCAAAGTTTAACAAGAACATATATTCTTTTGCTGCCACTTCAAATGCATCTGCATCTGTTTTCCAATCATCTGGATTTGCTTGGTAACCTGATGGATCCCACTTGCCTGCGTCAAATGCTTCTTCCATTGCTGCATATAATGGACCAGTTGCCCAATCTGCACTAATGTATGAATACAGTTTTATATCGTCTGTTAGACCGTGCATATGTAGTGTGTGGAATACGTGTTCAATAACTTCTTGTGCGTCGATCTCACCAACGCCGTATCCGTCACCGGTTGAGTTCAAGTACCAAACCATATCGTTAGCAACGTGAGTATCAAACAATGGAGTTAAGTTCCAACTAATAACACCTGCGTCAGTTAGGAAGTTTGGAGTATAATCTGCTCCTGCGCCTCTTGCCACTCGTTGTAGTGTCGGTAATCCTTCGTGCCAAGTTCCTGCATCACCACTTAATGTTTTAATTAAGTTTCTTTGGAATGCTTCGTTAATACCTGCGCCGGTTGGATCTAAAAACAATTCAAACATACGTGCTACCTTTTCTAACCACGCATCTGGAACTGCTGTTTGCCCACCTACTGTGCCAGCACCCATAATTCTTACGCCGTTGGTTGTAACTTCACGTTTGAAGAAATCACTACCGGCACCAGTAACATTACTAATTGCTCCGTTGTTGTATTCTGCATCTGCCGGACTACCAGGAATTTCATCTGTGCCAGGAATTTCATCTGTGCCTGCTACAAAATCAGGTGCGTCAATTCTCACACTATTAATATAAACATTATATTCTACATCCTGTTCAAGTGTTGATCCTTCCGGTAGTGTAAACGATGTTGTAATACCGTCACTTAAAAATGTAAATTCATCGCCAGTTTCAGTATAAGTTGACCATGCAACTGTATCCCATGCACCTTGGTCCCATCCTACAATATTTTCTGTTTCAAAGTTAAATGACGTAACTTCTACGCCTCCGTAGTCAACACCTTCCATTAATTGAGTTAACTCATTGCCATACATTCCAACAGCCGGCTTATAGTAATTACTAATTCTATCTGCTACATTTAACGAATCAACTGATCTCTTATATGAAACTGTTATTACACTATCTTGTGCAGGAGTATTTGTTAAGTTAATAAATCCATGTTCAACATCTGTACCGCTTGTTATTAAGCTATTAAAGTTATTATAATAATTGTTGCCAGTTGTAAGATCATAAGTATCTCTTAATGTTGTAGTACCAACTTCTGTAGTATTGCCAAAAGTATATTCACTTGATAACAATTCAATACCGTCAATTTTTACTAAAACATTTGCTTTATTTAAATCCATAGAATTTTCAAGATTATAAATTTGTGAATTTGAAACTCCTGTAAATGTTTCATCAACAACAGATATACTATCGTAATCTGACAATGCTGATATTCTATCAAATTTAATTTTATTTGTAAATGCTCGAGGAAGTCCTGTTCCAATACGTGCAACAATTACAGGATTAATTGCATCTTCACCAGTCGGTTGTTCAATAACTACTTGTGGCTGTGTCAAATATCCTGTGCCAGATTTTAGTACTTCAATTTTAAGAATTTCGCCGTTACGCATTATTGCTCTTGCCTCGGCGCCTGTACCCGAAACGCTTTCTATTGTAACTTTAGGTGTGTAAGTATATCCTCTTCCGCCATCATAAACGTTGATTTCTTCAACTTGAAACCCTACATTATTTGCCCAGTTCCTATTAACGCTGTCGGCTTTTCCTTCTTGTACAAATATCTGTCCTTGTTGTAATTTAATATTTAAAGGTTCAATTTTACCACTAATAGGATTAAACAACGGCATAAGATCAAAGTCTGTTACTAATGTATTTGTATTAGTTACCTTTTCATATGTACTTAAATATTCTCTAATTTTAGTTTTATAAGGTTTTACTTCACGTACATAATCTTCGTAGCTGGATAAATTATCATTTTGGAATGTAATTTTTTGCTCAAATTCTCCAAGTCTATGTTCTGCTTTTACAAAACTTGTTTTAAACGCCCAGTCTACATATCGCTGTTCTGTAAATACATAACGAATACCTGCTAAGAATAATTGATTCCATTCAAGACGTAAATTATCTACAAATATATTATTTGCCAAAGCATTTAAAATATTTCTTAATTCTCTAACAGGTTCGTTATCATATAACTGAGTGTCAAAACTTTCTAAGTCAAAACCAATTTGTTGCTGATTATAGTCCCATAAACTTTTATTAAATTCTATTGTGCCGTTTTGTCTACCTATAGTTTCATAATCAATACTTGTGTCAGTATTAGTATTATCAACCTTTCTTAATAACAGCCAGCCGCCAGTTCCGATAGTTTGAATCTTGATAATATCACCAATTTTATCACTTAGTAATTCTAATTCATAATTATTTTCTACAACGTAATCAATAGATGTTAATTCACTTACGGTTGCTGCATACCAATCTTTATAAGACCAGTATAATGTATTATCATATTGCTGTCCTGTTATTCTTTTCCACGTAAATTCAACATAATCATAACTATACAACGACCATTTGTTTTCTACTGTATTATCTGCTCGAATTAAAACTGTATACGGTCTAACTACTGCACTAATAGTATTATAGTTTTTGCCTTTGTTTTTGATTATAACATTAGTTACTTTACCATCTGTAATTTCAGTTTCTAAAACAGCCTGTTGTCCGTCACCTCCGATAGTTACACTTGGTGCTGTTACATACCCAATACCAGGATTTGTAATTTTTACTTTATTAATTTTACCATCAACTAATTCTATTGATATCTCAGCTGTAGTTTTATTATCTAAACTAATAGTTTCTAATTGCAAATTATTATCAATAGCTACATCATACTTATTTTCTTTAAAGTCAGGCTCGATATCGCTTAACAGTAAATTAGATAAATCGTAATCATCTAATATTATCCGTTTGTTTAATTCATAATTTACTCTTTCAAAAAATTGTTTACGAGCTTCAAATTTATTCTTAAACATCGACTGTCGAGGTGTGTTTAATGTTCCGTATTTTTGCTTTTCTGATAGATCTTTGTTAGGCACATCTCTAAAAAACTTGTCATACCCAATTAAACTATCAAACCATTTTTCTTGTAAGTCGTTTGATGGCACACTTGTTGCAAGCCCGTCTGTAAATATTTTATACTGTGTATGAATATTTGTATTAATATTGTCTTTTACATAGTAACTAAAATTAAGTGCTGTAGTTTTACCACTAATTAGTCCTTTAAGATTAAACATTGCAAATTCGTCATTGTCTAATAATGCTACAAAGCGATATCCTTGTCCTGCAGGATCTTCGATCATTAACGCAATTTCTTGCGCTGTTAGTTTTCTATATGAATTATTGTTAGGTAATGTTTTCTTCTGAGCAACCCAATAATAATATTTTGTTGTAAATGCTTGTGCCTCTGGATCATATTTTCTTCCAGTAGCATAAACATCATCACCGTATTTTGTATCACCTGTTATACCTTGCGCAAATCCTTCAGATGTTCCGGATAAACTATCCCACTGACTCGGTATATAATTACTTTCGACCCATTCACATACTTCTACGTTATAACCTGGAAATATTTTGTTCCAATAATTTGTTTTATATAATACATCGCCTTGATAAGGATTATAAAATTTACTTGTTGATAAGTTCCACCAAACTGTTCCTATGTATCTTTCAGCCCAACTTTGATTGCTATCTACAACAACGCTATCATTTCCTATATCATAAATTGCAGGATCATAATGTGTTTTAAAGTTAATTTCCTGTTCTAACGGAGCAGCAATTTTGCCTTGCAATACATCAATATAATCTATATCACTTATTAGTTTTTTAGTATCTTTATTGTATGCAAATACTGTTTTTAATTTTGTAGTATCTATAATATCTGTTTGTTGTTTATCTACTTTCCAGCTTGTTGTGTTTACCTGGCGTCGGATATCAAATACTTTACCATAATCATTAACAGGTCCTGCATACGGAAGTCCAATATAAACATGATTATTTTTTGCATATACACTATAATCAACAAAGTTAGTAACTTTATCTAAAATAATTTTACCAGCATAAAGTAAGCCGCCTTGTAAATTATCATAAACATGTAGATTAGTTGAGTTATTGCTTTTTTCTCCAAATCTTGTAAAGTTACCATCAAGTGTTATGTCTGTAACTTCGTTATCAAACTTATAAGTACCTTCTGTTATTACAAAAAGAGTGTCTTCATTAAACGAAAACTTATCACCAAACTTTTGATTTCTTAAATCTTGCGGTGCTTCAATTGTCTGTGTTAATGTCCAGTTTTGTAACTGCCATTTGTAAACATAAATCTTTCCGCTATCGTCGTAATTGTTTACATCAGCTAACGGTGCACCTATCAATAAAGTATTTCCGTCATCTGATATTTCAATCTTTGAGCCAAAGCCTTGATTTTCAACTGTGCCATTAATTACTTGTGCTAATGCAAATCTTGTATTATTTTTTCTGTAAATTGCAACTTTTTCTGCGGCAATTTCTCTCCAAGCACTTGTATTTGTAGTGTCTGCATTAGGAACATTTACAACCTCTCCGATAAATCTACCAGATGGGGTATCTTCTAATTGAGAACTGTCTGTTGTTGTAACTGTAACTTCATTACCGGATTGAGTATCAAATACTCCAGAAACTTCAGTAAGCAAAATTCTATTACTATCAACAACTAAGTTTTTTACAACGCCAGTTGCGTTAGTATTTGCTTGAGTAAGAATACTTCCTGGAGCAATATCAACTTTTGTGCTAATTCCATCACTATCTAAATATATTATTCGTTCAACTACAGGAGGCACAGACGAAACTGCTTCGTAAGTTTTTCCATTATTACTTACAATGTCACCAGTTAAATAAGTTGCTTCGTTATCGTATTTTGCATAATTTGATATACCTACTGCTAATACTTCTCCGTTACTTGATACAGCAAATGAATCTCCGAAGTTTTCTTTTTCTTCATCAGATAGAACAGTACTATCGTCATTTAAAACAGGAAATAACGTATTAGGAACATACTCTAAGTAGTTTATATCTGGGTCTTGTAATTTCCAATTATCAGATGAAAATGTCTGTGCAGGTAATGTATTGTTTGCTACAAATAGTTGCTGCCCTTGTTGTGCTGACTGGCCTTCTACAAGTAATTGAACAATGTCACCTTTTCTATAACTTTTATTTTCGTCAAATTGACCTTTGTATCTTCTGTCTTCATTATAACTTAAAATATTGTTTTCGCCGTCATATTTTAAAAAGTATATTCTATTTGTATTTGTACCTGGAGCACTTACAAATAATTCGTATGTTCCGTCTTTTTGTGTTATAACTACTTCTTTACCAAAAAATTCAGAAAGTTGCGGACGTCTACTAATTGTACTATTAACTAAAGCGTATGATCTTGGTCCGGATTTTTTATAAACAAAAATTACACCCTGTTCGTTATAAGTTCCGTAACTTGTAGATCCTAAACTTTCTACAGGTATGTTGTTGACTGGTACTACATCTTGAACTTCAGTAAACAATGTACTTGCATCGTCTATATAATCTGCATTAAACTTCCACAATGTATCTTGATATTCTACAATATCGCCTTCTACATAAGTTCCGCCAGGTGCAGCATCATTAAACAGACCTTTATAATTTGTTTTTACATTTGATGCTTGGCTTGACGACACAACAACGATTTCTTCGTCGTCGCTGACTGCAATGTTATCATATTTAAAGTTAGTAGCATATTCTTCTAATGACTCAAACTTATTCATATATGCTAAATTTAAAGTTTCGCTGTTTCTTTGATAATAGAAAATAGTGCCTAATCCGTTGTACGAATCTTGCGCAAGTACAAATACATTTTGATTCTTTTTACCACTTACTACTTTACTACCAAATCCGTCTGCAACAAACTCTGTTAATTGCCAGTTTGTTGTATCCGCACTTGGATCAACTGCACTGGTAACTTCGTTAATAGCAACATAACGATCTCCGCTAAACAACACAATGTCATTTCTCTTATATCGAGTATCTGCTACCCAAGCATCTTTAAATGTAAGCTCAGTAGTTATTTCTTGATGTTGATAGTACGGATTAGTATTAGAAACTACATTCCACTTACTGTTGTCAACACTGTCGATCCAAACTTTATCATTAGTTGTTAGATAATTTGAATTAAGATTATTGTTAAATGTTTCTATATCTTTTGTTCTATATGACACAAATTTGTATATAAATGCACTTCCTGTAGTAATTGATTCAGGAGCCTGCGCAATACTATCTACTGTAATTGCACTTCCTTGTATTTTCTTAACTTTAAAACATCTTCCTATTTTATCGTCATTAATAAGACCTGCATCTTCTACAATACCATAAACGCCAATATAATCATTTACTTTTATATCAGTAACTTGTATATTAGTATCAAAAGTTATTTCTCGAGCTTCACTTGTAATACTTTCTATTACAAGTTCTGTTTTCGTTGGCTTTAGTATGTCCCAGTCACCATTATTATTAGATACCCAAATATATGATGATCTTGTTACTTGTGAAAAATCTAAATTTAAAATTTCGTCTATTTCTTTTATTACAAAAGCGACATCTTCCTCAGCAACATAACCTGCATCTTTTAAAAATTGTGAGTAATCAGTTTTACTAACAAAAGAATTGCTATGATTATAGTCTAACGGTTTAGTATAAACATCAGCTTCTGGTATTTTGTATACTAAAGATGTGTCTGACGCACTAATTAAATTAGTTAATTTTACAGGTTGTGGTTGTAAAATATATTTTTGCTCGTCAATTAAGTATTCTACTTCTCTAAAATTATCAACTGCTCCGTATTGACCTGTACGTACTGCCCATTCTTCGTAAAACTTTAGACTATCTTTATCAGATTTTCCTAAACTATCAAATAATTTTGTTAAACTATTCTTAGTACCCTTTTCTCTTATCATACCTTGATAAAATTTATACTGAGAAACTTCATCATTAATAATATTTTCAAGATACTTTCTTGGCTGATAGCCTATCAAATGCTGTGCTAACTTTTGTTGTTCAGTATCAAAATTATCAGTATCCAGATCATAAAAGTCTGCAAATTGTGCTGATCGATAATCCCAATTAGGTTTTAGTTTAGGTGTTGGTGCTTCGGATAATTGTACCCAAACACTTGCGTCAAACGTTTCTGTACCTGTTATATTTTTATCTGCAACATAATAGTACTCTTTAAATTTAATTGTGTCGCCAATTTTATAATCTTTGTAACTTTCCCAAGATGTAACTTTAATATTATCGTAAACAAAACCAGGTATATCAAAACCGCCATTCCAGTCACTTGTTCTATAACCTAATATTTTAACTCTATCTTGTCTATAGCCCATTGCTGGATCGTAAATATAATCTTTAAATTTTGTTCGATTGTCTAATACTAATACATGTTCTTTTTGTATTGGATACAATTTACAGAAATACAATCCGTCATTAGTTTTTGTTTCAATGACAAATTCACTATTTTGTCTGTATGTAGAAAGTGTGCTTCTGTCTAATTTTGTACCGTCTGCTTTAAATATTTCATTTCCGTAAAACGGATCAAATATATTATCTATAACAGCATTTTTATTATTATAAACCAATCTGTCCGCCGACGGCGATAAAGTAATTACACTTCCTAATTCCCAGTTTTGTGTTGTCCAAAACATAAATTCTTTTGCACTTGTTAACCAATTAGCAACTAATTCTAATTCTTTGTTAAAGGTATTAAATTCAAACCCAGAAGTCTGTAAATATTTTTCGTAACTTAATAGAAAATCAACTACGTCTTGTACAGTCTCGTATACTGTTCCATAGGGCACAGTAACTACATTATTTGTAAAACGCTTTCTTACAGTAGCCCTAACTCCTCCAACTACAGGAAGACTTAATAATTTTTGCCATTCGTCTGGATTAAACTCACCTAATTCAATATTATCTAATGCTCTATAATAATTGCCATTGTATAAAACTATTTGTCCTTTGCCCCAAGTAGTTGCTCGCCAATCACTATATGTATCAGACACGCCGCCGGTAACAAAAGTAGAATCGTTAGCTGATTCTAAATGCTCATTAATATAAAATAAACTTTTTTCTTTGTCATAGCCTTTTACTGAATAACCATTCTCAAGTTTTTCAATTATAACACCGCTATAAATTACTTGATCTATAGGAGAACTTGTATTTAAAAATATGTCATAATTTTCTGAAGGAACAAACACATTACCTTCATTTAATGGTGTTCTACTATCAAGTATTAATTTAAAATTATCTTTATTTGTAAATCCGCCTAACTTACTACAAATACGTATATCTATATTTGTTAATTCATTTTGATAAACACTTATTGGAATTTGACTTTTACTTGTTAAATAATTTTGTATGTAATTTATTAACCCTATAGTGTTCGACTTTGATGTATCTGTTGCAATGTTTGGAAATACAATATCTTGCATTGTAATCTGATTATTTGTAGGATTATAAACTATTTGATCCTGTGAAGATACTACTTGTCTGGACTTGTCAAATCCTGTTGCAAACACTAAGTGCGGATAATTTACAATTGTTGCTGCAAGTAATGCAAACGGGTACTCACTACTTTTACGCCAAGCATTTTCGACAGGAGACATATCGCCAAATCTAAAATCTCCTGTTGCCAAAGCATTACTGTATTGTTTTATTAAGCCTGCTTCTAATGGTGTTTTGAGAGTTCCAAATTCAGTAACAGGAATATGTGTTAATAGCCAAGGTCTTATTTTTGTTTTAATAGTAGTTACAGGTACGCCTGGTTTTTTAATTTTACCTTGTGCAATATCGCTCCATAGAACCATATTACCGTCAGTATACGGTGCCGGACCATACTGTTCTTCCCACCAGTTAGGTTTAACACTAAATCCTAACATTTCCCAAGGATGTGTGTGCGGCCTATCAGTATCATAAACATAATTAAACACTCCACGCCAGAACCCAGGAGCTGGGTCATTATTGAATAATGCAAAATTGTTATAGTTATATGTAAATGCATTATCTAAATTTAGATAAGAATTCTTTTGGTAATCAACTCCGCCAGTAAATGTTAACCATTGACCAAAATCAATTGACAACGATGTGTTTAGTGACTCTAAACTAAGACCGTCTTTTCTTTCTGCACTAACATATAATTTATCATAATCAAAAAATCTTGTATTATACGAAACTTTTAAATTATTGTATATTCTTGTTTCAAATTCAAGTATTATGTCATCTCTAAAATCATCATATGCCCTTATAAGGCTGCCGTCGTGCCCCTGTATCATCTTTGTAGGAGTTTGATAAGTATTGTCTACAAATATTAAAGGTTCGGTTGCCGGATAAAGACCTAATTTAGTAGGAGTAGGTGGTACAAAACTACCATTGGTAGTTTCATATTCTTGTATCTTGATAGTGTCATTACGTGACACTTCAGTTAATTTTACAAAGTCTTGATTAAATGTGTAATCTTTACCATATGTAAGTAATATATTATTTTTATAAACTAATACAGATTTGTCAGTTAAGTTAGTTAAACTAAATTGTTGATTCATTGGATAATTTAATATTCTACTATCCTTTACAAGATGTTCAACAGTAACAAATCCTTTATATGCAATCATATCACTAAAATAGAAAGGCATTGTGTTAGTTTTATTTTTAGTAATTTCGCCTAATATTATATTAAGATGGTTGCCAGCACTACCTTCATATCCTAAAGTCATTGCTGTTTGCAAAAGTAATCTTTTAAATTTAGAATATTCTCTTTTTGCATATCTTAAAGATTTTATAATGTTTGCATCTTTATTTAAGATATGATATCCAGATAACATAAATGGACTACTGTGCCTAACTACCTTTTTACCATATAAACAATTATCAGGTAAATCTCTTAAATTGCCTGTTCCTGGAAATATTCCTGAAAACTTTGGATGCTCTTCAACAATTGATAATACGTGATCTGCTACTTCACCAAATGTAAATTCTGGTAGTTCTTCGTTTTTAGGATTTCTTTCTAAGTTTATAGGAATTTCATAAGTTCCGTTAGAATTTTTATCCTGTTTAGAAGAAACTTTAATAGTTATCGATTTATCTAATTGATTTTGTAAAAATCTTACATACAGTTTATTATTTTCATTAACTAAGTTATAGTCAGTATTTTCAAATTTTAAGTCATTGTTAACATACACTTGTGCAGTTACATCTAATGGAATTGTATCAAAACAATTGATTTCAAAATTATTTTGATTGTCAATATTAGCAAAATATTGTAATACAATACGCTGTGTATTTGTAACTTTAGACTTTTTCCAAGCATTTTCAGTTGTATAATTTCCTATTCTATCATACACTCTTACATAAGAGTTTGAAGAAATTTTCTCAGTTAACAACAAATTAGACGTTGTATAATTGTATGTTTCTTTAATAAAATTAAAATTAAATAATAAGTCACCTGTATTTTCAATAGTTCTATACGATAGAGGAAATCCTAAATCATCATCGTTAGTTCCAGTGCCTTCACTATAACTAAAGATTTTGTTTCCTTTGAATGAAGTTGCATTATAAACAGTTTCGTCAGCAAAACTATTACCGTCTTCGTCAAATAGATCAAATAACGGACACTGGTTTACTGCTGTCTTTTCTTGAGCTTTAATCCATTTAGATCCATTAAACCAATAAACTGTACCTGAATTATTAGTTCCTTGCTGAACTAATACTGTGTCATTTAATACTGGCTGTGGACTTTCGAGTTCAACTAATGTTAATTGATTATTATTTTTAAATTTAATAAATTTAACTTGATAAATTTTTCCAAGTACTCTGGTATCTGTATCGGCATTAAAAATAATTTTCATGCCATCAACTAAGTTAACACCGTCAATGTTATAACCTTGTTGACCTTCAATAATACTAAAAACATCATTTGTAAATGTATCAATAAGATCTACATTAGTAATATTTCGAGTACCATAATTATATAGTTTTAAGCCTGAATTAAATTCAATGATAGGCTTAAATGCTCTATTGTCTTGATTAAGTTCTGCTGTAGTATTAGTAACTTTTGCACTTGTTTCTATTATATCTTTATGATACCATCTATTATATCTACTCCATTGCGATTTTTCTGGTGAAGATCTGTTTATAACAATATAATCTTTAGTTCCAGCAAAGGTTGCTTGATCAGAAAAAGGTATGCTATCAAACGGTACATTATCAAATTCAACTTGAGTCGCATCTGAATATTTTGCTGGTATTTCTAAATCTTTATCTGAGACAAGAACTATGCTGTTACCAACACCTTCAACATACCAATTACCCTCTTCGTACTTTGATGGATTTGTTTTTCCAGCAAAGTTTAGTTTCATTCCGTTTGATATTTCAACGTTGTTTGAAAGTTTAAAATTCTTTTTACCTAAAATTTCTAACTCAACATCTAAAGAAGATGCGTCCTCTGCTTTCAAAACATTTATTATGCCGGACTGATTTTGATCATTTCCGTTTATATAATATAATGTATCAGGTGCAGTGTCTAATAAATTAATTTCAATAATGCCTTCTTCAGCACCATTATTAACAGCCATACCAAAATTATAATCGTCATCATTAATGTTTGACGTTCTAAAGAATAACGGAGCATCTTTACAGTCTACTTCAAATCTATAAGTTCTTCCTTTGTACAAAGTTAGTGTAGGGTTTCTTGTTAATCCGTTTGGATCAAATATATAAGGTGTATTATCAAGGTCGTCACCTAATTTTACAGTATACGTACTTTCAATAATTTCTTCTTGACCAACTACTGTAATAGCCGAAGGACCATTTGGTAACCAATAGTATTCACGGAAGTTAGTAAATTTATCAAAGTCAATCTTTGGATCCCAACTATAAAATTCTTGCTGGTTCAATCTATTGTGGTTAGTAGTGTCAGCGCCAAATATTTTTAACTGGTTTAGAAAATCGTTATAATCTTTGAAAAAGGTAACATTGTTAACTTCGTCAAAATTAACTAAGGCAGGTTCAAGTTGATAATCTTCACGTTCTTTTGAAACATCAGGAAGAAACGTATCTTGTTCTATTACACTTCGAGCGCTGCGCTTACCTACATAATCGTTTATTTTTTCAATGTTACCATTACTAATAAATTGATCTACTGTAGATTGTAAAAACTTTTTGTTAAAATCACTTCTAAAATATCTTGGAAGAAACTGGCTTGACGTTTTTTTAACGTTTCCTGTAGGCAACTCATTTTCATTTTGGTTATCATTATAAGCCATTAGTAACTACTTCCTCTATTACTATTATTAACTGCTAAAGACCCGCTTGTGGATCCTGCTTCAGAATAAGATATTACTTGTGATCCTAAACTTCTTAATTGCGATTCTGTATTACTTGATATAATATCAATATTTTCAACTGTTGCTCCGCTTATTAAAATTTCATTATCTTCACTTGTTATTTCAAAAAGGCCGCCGAACGATAGTGCCGGGTCGTTTGGTACAATTAACATACTAACAATTATAGGCGACATTTTGTTCATAATATAAGTCGCCATTTCTTGGAAATAAAATGTATCACCAAAATCCCAATTGTCTAATGCAAAATAAACATTCATATAATCAATTATTTGACTCTTTATCAAATTATCATTTATAGTAATTGCAGGATTTTTTACAACTTTTATAGTTGCTTGTAAATTAGTATTAGACTTATTACCAAATAAAACCTTATACTTTGCCGGCTGCATAATAACTTCGTCACTTATGCTTTTAATTGCATTAATTTTTTCAGCATAATTTAAAAATAATTCATCACTACTTGGCGGATTAGGTTTTACTGTTGTTGCACCAGAAAGGTACTTTCTAAAATCTATATCATAAGATTTAGTTAAAACATATGTATCAATTATATTACTCACACTTGGATCAATTCTTGTTGTTTGATCAGCACTATGAGTATATTGTACTTTTAATCCGTCTCTGCCAACAAATGCTTTGTAATTACTAACAATCGATAGCGAAGATGCCGATTCTGTATATTTTTTAAATAAATCAGATTCTACAAGATAGAATATTTGTCCATCAGGGTATGCATTAGTTAATGGTCCAATTTGTCCTTCATTATTAACAATAATAATACCTTCGTCAGCTTGTGATACGTACTTAAAATCTTCTAAGTTTTCTGAAGTAATATATTGCTTTTGAAATACAAACCTATTAAGGTTACTTGCTGTTTGATCAACTAATGTATTAAAAATATCAGGATCGTCAACGGTATTATCAAAATCACTATCAAAAAAGTCTACTTTAACTTTTCTACTATCGACATATCCTTCGACATTATTAAACACATCAATAATTTGCCAAGTGTAATCTTTTGTAAAAGGTATAAGACTATTAGGCTGCTTGTTTATACTTAAAATTTTAACTGTATCGGAAACATACTGTCCTGTTTTTGTATCAAATACTGTGTTATCTTTTTCAAACAAAAATCTAACTTGATCTTTACTTTCAGCAACGTATTCTAATTTTCTATTAGTAATTGTGTAACTAATGCCATTTGTTTCAAGCAATACTATCCAACTACTATCTTGATTTGTCTTTGTTGTGTCACCAGACTTACCTAAACTAAAAGGATTTATAATATCTAAATCTTCATTTAGTATTATTTTCCATTGACGCAATATTGCATCATAACGTAATCCAAAAGTTTTAAGTGCAAAAATTAAATCAATTGCTTTACTTAAAATATCTGTACCAAACTCTTTTGTATATTTTTGTCTTATAGCAGTAAGTATTGCGCCTGATGGGATTTTATCAGTAATAACTACAGGACTATCGCCGTTGTCTAAAATTCCAGTTGAATTTGCTGTTCCGTCATTTACAACATTAATGATTTTTGTCCATATATAAGAAACTGCTCCAGGATGATCTGCATCTCCGAGCATAAGTTTATTATTATCTGTTGTCATAAAATGATAACCAGTAGGAGCAGAAAATTTAACTAATGCACTTGGTTCTACATACTGTAAATTGCCACTTGTAAAGCTACCAAGATTATACACATTGTCACTTAAATCTTTAAAGTACCCTGTATCTCTATTTGTATCTGTTGTAGTTTGTGTCCATACTACGTTATTTTCTGTAAGAAGAATTTCGTTGTATTTTTCAAAGTAATAATTTCTTGTATTATTTTCTTTTATAATAGGTTGTATTGTATTAATTAATACATTTTCGATATCTGTTTTTGTTTCAAAATTAAATGCAGTCTTTTCTACTATTTCCTGCTTGTATATAATAGCATCATCAGCAAATACGTTAGTGTTAGAATACTTTCCTGTACTATCTTTAAGATCAAAATATCTGCTTATGCCGCTTGCATTCCTATTAACACTCTTTACTTTAATAATATCTTGACTGGTACTTAAAGGACCAATGTTATAGTCCTCAGCTGTTATAAGCCTATTTTGTGTATAATATGTTGCAGGTGCATTACGCTTAATACTTTCATTTGTTTCTGTAGTTGATGCGTTAGTAACAGTATATTCTAAACTTCCTGTAATTGTTAAATTATGCAAGTTTCCGTTAGCATTTATATAAGGAACTTTAATTGAAATATTTCTAATTTCGTTTGGAACAATTTGATAACTTGAATTTGCACTTGTTCTATAATAAATTTTAAAATTACCTTTAGGTAATTTACCAAATATTCCATCTGAAAATATAACGTTAATTTTATCTTGTGCTTTAGTTAATACATTATAAATATTTTTAGATCCAGATGTAAGTGTGTTGTATATAATGTTATTTCCTGTTAAACTATCTACTTTGTTCCATAGTTCAATTTCATTACCCGAGTCATCTAATTTATAAAGCCACACATCTGAGTCGTTTATATTTGTAGATTCTATATTTACAACTTGGTTAGAACTTGGGTTACTAATATTAAAGTTTCCGTTTTGTAACGTACCCTGTCTAAAATGTAAGAAGAATCCGTTATTAGAACTTGCTGCGCCTTTGCCGTCATCTTTATAAACAAAACTTAAACTATTGCCAGGATAAGGTGCTTCTTCTGTAATCTTTCCATTTTGTATTTGACAACTTGTAATTTCAAAAGGTAAATTTGATCCGTTAATGGCTTTAGAAAAACTAAAAACTGGTACATCTGACGATACACCTGCAACTCTATATTGTTCCGAATTAATCCCACTAACTGTATCTGATGCAATTGGATTGCCAAACTTGTTACTTGTTGTTAAAGAACTATTTAAAATTTTAATAAACTGTTCATACCAATCTAAATTGGCACTATCATTCCAAACAATATTTTGATTGTTAAGATTAATATTATTACTATCAATAATATCTTCACTTGTTTGTATACTTTGTATTTTTAGAAATCCGTTACCTGCTGAATTTCTTTTTGGATTGTAATTAATAAGTCTTGCTAAACGTAAGATACTTTCTCTACGCTCTGCTGTTTCGAGAAAGTTTTCTCTTGCATTTAAATCTATACGGAAACTTAAATTTTGTCCAAGATATGCAATCAAATCAATAAGTGCAAGGTACTCTGAACTTTCAATATAATCGTTAAAATCCTCGGGATAATTTTCCCTTAGATAATTGATCATTGTGCGTCTTAAACTATCAAAGTCGTAACTTTGAAAGTCCGCATTCCTATACGATTGATAAATTCTTTTCCAATCTTCTGCAACAATTAACTTATTTTGCCTATCAGTTACTGACATTCGTTTCTCCTACAATGTATTTATTTGCTTGAAATATATACGCACTTAACTAATGAGTCCATTTGCTTGATCAAAATCTAAACGCATTTTTTCAGATATATTGTACGACAAATATCGTAGTGTACATTCTATCGAAATACCACTTTCTTGCTGTTCTACAAAAACACTATCAACTTGAACACGTGGGTCTGAGTTAATAATATCTGTTACATTTTCTAATACTGCTTCTCTAAGATCGTCAGTTAACGGCTCAAATATAACGTCCCAAATTATAGTTCCAAATGTAGGATTTTCTAACTTTTCGCCTTGTCGTATATGAAAGTGATTTATTATATCTTGTTTGATAATAGAAACATCGTATAATACCTTACTTTCATTTTTGTTGTTAACTGTACTAATACCTCTATACCTCTTTGATATTTGAGATGTTTTATCTTCGTACCCTACAACTTTAATATTTTTATATAAATCTTGTTCCATTTTTTACCTCGTACTTGCATAACTATCAAGGTTACCTGAAGCTAAATCTGTTCCAATAACTGGAAAATTATATTTCTCCGGAACAGTCCAATTTCTTTTTATTGATGTTAATGTCATTTTATCGCCCCTTACTAAAAAATTACTTAACTTTACAGTATTGCTTTGATTTCCGCCTAACATCTGTACACGCCTTGTTGACGGATTGTAACCTCTAAAAAATCCAACATGTCCGAAGCGCGGGTCAGAATTTCTTGTTAAAATTACTATGTCATTAGTGCGAACATTTTCAAATGTCCTCCAATCAATTTCTGAACCATATTGTTTATAACCTTGGCTACTTAGAGTTCGTAAACATTCAATCCCTGCTGTATTTAAAACATAACTCACATACCCTGCACACCACGGAGTTCCGTCTCCGCTATAGCTTTGACCAGCAACTTCGTAACACCCAAGAATATTAGGATTTCCTGGAGTTCCTATTTCTTGCCAATTTTGATTTAAGTTTTGTTCTAAGACACTGTTAATAGCGTCAAACCCTTCTCCTTCAGGCACAGTTTCTGCAGGAGGTATTGATTGAGCGTAATTACCTTGTGCGCCAGCGCCGCCGGAAGCACCATAATACCCTGTAGAAAAATCACCGTTGCCTGCAAGGTCGCCCCAACCTTCACCAGTATTTCTGCTTGCTCTTAAAGATTGTGCGAAGCCAGCAGTATCTTGTTCTGTGATTACTATGTTAGGATTAACTACCGGAGTACTCGGTATAACTACTTGACACATATTTTTCTCCTAAGCATTACTTGTTGCTCCTCCTGCTGCATTAGCGCCTAATGCAAAATACTCATCGCCGGTTGTTCCGTATGCATCTCTGCCGCCTTCACCTCGACGCCATCTATTCATCCCGCCGGCACCTAATAAGTGTGAGCCTGCCAGCATACCCATAATTTGAGCAACACTATCGCTGTCGCTTAATCCGCCGTTTCTTTTAAGAGCTCTAAGATTTTTATTTGTATATGATATCATTGCTGCTTCTTGAACACTAACCGAATCAAGCCAGGCTTGTTGACTGGTCATTCCGTCTGTGCCTGTCCAATTAGATGCATTTTGAATTGCTTGTTTATTTGTTCCGCTGTAACTTTTTAAATAACCTTCGTCATATAATGCTAATTTACCAAATTGATATTTTCCGCTAAACCCTAAAGTGTTTACAGCATCGTATGCAAGATTACTTTCTCGTTGTCCAATAGCATTAAGATACGCAACAGTTTGAGCGTTTGTTAATCCTGTTATTACTCCTGCTGGAGCAGAAGTTAACGGTTGAGATGCGTTACCACTTGTTGATGTTCTGTTGTTGCTTTCACCTTGTGGAACATTTTGTGTTGCATCATAATTAGATCCTGGATCTGGATTAGTTCCTCTTGAAACGTTCTGCTGTCCGGGGGTTCGTCCTACGTTTTTATTAAATGTATCATAAACTTCTGGCGGATATGCTGTAGATTGCTCAAGTCCTGCTCTTGTTTTATCAGGTGTAAACAAACTTGGATCAGTATTTTCGTGTTGTGGCCAAGGTTCATGCTGCGGAACTCTTGCTGTTTGTGCAGCACGTAATGGAGCAACTGGATCTGTAGGATCTGCAATCGATGGCAGAACTGCTGCTGTTGCTGATGGTGCTACAGGACCATTTAAATGTATGTCGCTACTACCAGTTAAAAGCACATTTGCTCCTGTGCTTTTTATTCCCATAACTTGACCACTTGTTATTTTTGTTGCTAATCCAGATAACGAATTTATTTCTAAATCAGCTTGTGTATTCATATTGCCAAGAGCTTTATTATGGAAATTACCGTCTGTACTTAATTTTAAATCGCCGCATGATTCAATGCCAATTTCTGCTGTAGATCCTAAATTTAAATTATCTGCTGCTAATATTGCAATTTTTCCTTGGGCTGTACAAGTAATACTATCTCCTGCATAATTATTAATAAAACTTCCTGCATTGTTTGTAATAGCTTCGGCAGCATTTTGTGATATATAATCTCCCGAAGTAACATTAATATTACTTCCAACATCTTGCTTCCATTCTTTACCAACAACCCAATTTACATTTTGACCGGCTGTAAAATTTATATCTCGATCCGCTGTAAAATTTAAGTCTTGATTAGAATGTACACTTATACTATCTTGAGCATAGATATCTATCTTACCATTACTGGTCATTTCTATCCAAGTAGTTCCTCGAGCATTACCGATGTATATTAAGTCTTCAGTATTATGCATTAATATCTGATGACCGGTGCGTGTTTTAAATCTCATAAGTTCGTTATGCGGTAAAGATGGATCTCCTCCTGTTTCACCACCTTCAACATTTACATACTCTGACGGCCCTTGATTAGCTCCACCTGCTGGTGTTTTTCTTATTAATGAAGGATCTCCGTCATCCATTACAAAACTACTACCACCTAATCTGCTGGTGTGTTTAAGGGCTTTAACGTCACTGGTGCCTATTCTACCACGTGGTCCGTTTTTATCTATCGGTCCCGGAGTACTAACGCCAAATACCATACTGGGCACTTCTCGTCTTGCGCTGGAGCTCGTTAGTCCTCTAATTTCATCCAAGTCTAAACCTTGCTGTATTAAAGATCCTAATGCGTATGTATTCACAGCCTTTGAATATCGAGTTGCATCTGTTTGTGCTGGTCTATTAATTTTCTTATTATATTCTCCTACTGGTACTTTATCTCCAGTAGCATTAAATGCAGAGGCTGGCGTGCCGCCCGGCACCATCATATTCATGTGTTCATCTTGCACACATCCTGCCCAATAACCTCGAGATTTATCTCCTTCTACAAAGAAACATAATACTCGTTGTCCTACATCTGGAGGCACTGCCCACCAGCCATACGACTGTTGCGTTGACGGATAATTATCATTTGGTAAAGACGCACTTAGTGGAGTAACTCCGTAAAATGGAGACAAGTATCTAACAGTTAAACTTTCACCGTATGCTTCATATGTATTTCCACTTGAAGCAATTTTAAGCAATTGTACTTGCAAATTTCCCATGTATGAAGGATCAAGATGACTTATAACTTTTGCCAAAAACGGTCCAGGATTGCGTACTTTGCCATCATTAAGTGTTCTTGTATGTGTTGCCATTTAAATTTTTTACCTCGGTCCTATTACATTTGATAATGCTGAATTGACACTATTTCTAACGTCATTAATTGCCGCTTGTGCTTGGCCTGTTGAATCACTAATTAACCCACTAATTCGTGTAGCATCTGCTTGTAATTGTCTTGCAGCAGCAAGTGCTCCAGCTTGTCCGGAAGCTAATCCCGAAACTACGTCACCTACTGATGTACTTAGCCCAGCTAAAACTCTGTCAGCTTCTTGTTGGAGTTGGTTTGCTGGCAATGATGCATCTACTTGTCCAATTGGCGATCTGGCGTCTGTAAACATTCTTTGATCTGTAACTGTACCTTCTACTTCTTGATTTGGTCTGCGTATTAATGTTAGTGTTTGCACAAATTTATTATTTTGCCAAGCATTTCTAACAAAAATAACTCTATATAATCCACTAAATGGTGTTAGTTTAGTAGTTTGTTCAGGAAATAACATAGTACCGCTATCATCGTCTTTATAATCAATAGGAGTTTTAAAGTTAATCAGTATATCAACTTCGCTATTCTGATATGCCATAGCGCCGTCACCGTTAATATTTAGAACTCCAACATTAGGACTATTATAGTTTCCTAAACCGCTATCTGATATATAATAAGGATCTCCCATAATATCTAATTTTAATTGAACTAAGTCTACATCACTATTAATAATAGCATCATGAAATTGTCTTGCTATTCTAATTTTTTGATCATCTATCTCTGTACCCGGAGTTAAATCTCCTGAGACGTCGGTTACTGATTCTATCGGAGTCTGTCCATCAGGTTGAAAATCTCCAGTACCTTCAGATTGACCGTAAATTGTAGGGTCGCTTTGCAACCCAGAATCAGATCCATTATTTACAATATCAGCAGATCCTTGTCCTCTATCTTCTTGTAGCCCTGTAAAAAATGCAAAATTCATTTGAATATCAAAATCTAATATATCTTTATTTTTTCCTGTATAGATATAATTGTATTCTTTTGCAACGTTTTTAGATAAATTGGCATAATTTGCGCCGCCAGTACTACCTCTACTAAAAATACTACTATGTACTTTGTACGGTACAACTTTAAAAATATAAACAAGACCAGGTCTACCATTTTGAGATTCATTGTTTAAATCTTCATTAATATACACATCTGTTTCTATTCTAAACCAATCAACCATGCCAACAAAGTCTACTGTGTAATCCGCAATACTTCTTGCATAACTACTGGTAAGTATAATACTTTCAATAATATTTTGTATTTTCATTCCTTGGCCAAAACTAAATGTTCTTAAGTCTGACGAAATACTAATTTTTCCTCTTGAATAATTTCCTGTGTTTTCGTCAAGTACAAATGCATCAATAGCCATTGGTGAAATACCTTTTTCTAATATGCTTTGTACAATCGTTGCGCCACCGATTACGTTTGGCCTTCTGCTTGATAAACCTACTATCCTATCAGTTATATTATCTCTACCAATTGAACCAACAGTATTAGCTTGTAATTCTTCTATTCTATCTATATTTGCAGCACCTGCTAATCCAACTTGACCTAAACTTCTTGCTGCTTCTTCCAAAGTAACTGTAGCCGATTGCGGCGTATCTGAAGTTATTGCTGCTGATAAATCTAAATTAGGATTTGGAAAAATAATTGCTATTTCATCTGGTGTACTTATTTCGCCAGCACTGGCTTGTTCTCTATATCTTCTATTAATAATATTTGTTAAACTGTTTTGTCCGGTTTGAAATATTTCTTGTAGTGTAGCGCCAGTCGGAGCAATGTCTGTCTTTATACGCTGTACTGTATCACTTAGTGCTACTTCGTTATAAGGAATTGCTGTTACATCGTAGACGCATCCGCCAGCAGTAACATTAAATTTAATATCTATAAATCTTAATGGAAAATACCTTGTAGTATTTTCTATAACTTTTGCATTACCGTTATCGTCCCAACCAACAAAGTCTATTTGTAAAACATACGGTGCTTGTATATAATTTGCAAAGCCGGCGTTTAGTGCGCCTTCCATTAAGGATTGCATAAACAATCCCATACTATAAGGTTCAGTAACTTGAAAATTTATTGTAGTTGCATTAGTTGTGCCTACACGGTTCCCTGGAGAAATTATACTATCAATATCAAGGTTATCAATAAAATATTCTACCTTGCCCTGGGTTTCAAATGCTGTTGTTACTTTACTATTACCTAATCCGCCGCCGGACCTTAATATTGTAATAGATGGTCCATTTTGTCTATATGTTCTATTTGGAAAATTTGTTTCTTCTGCGGTAAGTACACCTAATGTAAAAATATTATTAAAGGATGCAAATTCTTCTAAAGCATTAGGTTGTATAGGTGTCGATGTTGAATAGTTAAACTGAGTAGGTGATTCAGATTGTGGAGTTGCCGATGGCACAATAGTAGCTGCATTTGATACTTGTTCTCCTACAGAGATATTAGTATTAGCAGGAGTTGTACCCCATCCTATACCTTCAACCCATGTATCCGGATTTGTTACTCCTTCAATTGCAGCTTGAGCTCTTGCTAAGGCAGGATCAACTTGGCCGGGTCCAAACCCTACTGTTGCAATACGAGCTGTTGCTGATTGTGCAGAAGCTGCTGCTGCATCTAAACTACCAATTCCCGATCTAACAGTATTGTTTACTTTATTAGCAAGGTTCCTTCGACTTGTTCCAAATGCTGCGTTTTCGTATTCTGTTGACATATTATAGACCTAATACTGCTTTTAATCTACTATTCTTAGGTAGATAAATTGTAGTTGAAACTTTAAAATCAAATATAGGATCGTAGATAATATCTAAATTACGCTGTGCAAAAATCCACCATAATTTTGAACTACCGTATAGGTCAAATGCTAACAGATCTGGTCTAAAGTTATATTGAGGTTCAATAGTGTATTGTATATCATCTGGGTCTGCAGGGACAGGCCTAATAGTAAGTAAATCTAAATAATTTCCGTTTGCTTTTTTTGTTTTATAATAAGGGCTTGTAACACTTGACATTAGATAAATCCATCCCCATCTTTAATATATGATCCATTCATAAAACTATTAAGATTGAACTTTTCAACCTTTCGTCTACTATAAATCGGCTGTAATGTAACACTGATCAAACTTTGTGACGGTACCCAACTTATAGCTTTACCATTTGCGCTATTTGTACTAACGCCTTGACTTTCTAAACTCGTAGATATGTAGTCAACTTCTGCAGGTAAATCTATTTGAAAGTTTGTTATAACAACAGGAACGTTGTTAAAAACAAAATCTCCGTATCCGTTTAGTCTACAAATTGGTGGCGGTGCGCCTGTTCCACCATAATCCATTTTTGTTATCGTTCTTAAGAAGTGGACTGCTGCTACCCAGTATTCTGCTTCAAAAGATGTTTCAACTAAAAAGTCTCCACTCACTGTAAATTGATCAGTTCTGCTATTTTCATAAACAGGAAACGGATAATTTGTGTGTACAGGCTGTAAACTATTATAATCTGCACTGTGTTGTACATAAATTGTAGGAGTATATGGAAATACAAAACCAGCAGTTCGACTTAACGGAGTAAACATTTTACTACCTTTCATCGATCCAGGAATACTTAGACGTACTCTCCAATCTCTTTCTACTCCGCCAGCAATTTCTGCACTAACTCGTGAACTTTGTTCAGGTTCTGCTCCGGGAAATATATTTCTCGATCTAAACTGCGAAAGCAATTTTGATGGATCTGCAAGTCCGTTTGCAAAATCTGCAACACCTTGTGCAATTCCTTGTAGTGACCTTGCACCTTGTAATACATTTCCAAATTTGCTGTTTTCTACAATATTTACAAACTCAGATCCTATACTCTGTTGCAAACTTTGAAATTGATTTGCAACTCTATTTGCTGCGTTAAAAAATCCTGACATAGATTACTCCTATAGTGTATTTATCACTATAAATAAACTACGCATTTAATTTTTTTAATGAATATACTTGACTTTTAGTAAATTTACGTGTATAATATAAGAAATACTTAAACTATAGGAAATTATATGAAAAGAGTAAATTATTTAAACAACAAAGATATCCTTAAAGAGATACATAAATCAAAATCTACATTTTGTAGCTTTGTTGATAAGGATTATCATCAATTTGATATTATCCTACCAACTATTGAAAAAATTAATATCAGGACTATTGCAGAAGCTAAACGTAACAAAGCAAAACGCCTTAGTGTCCAAGCATACGACGATGCTAAAGCAGCTGGTCGAAAAGTAAAGATGGCAGAATGTGAACATGACTATAAAAAAGTTACAAAAGAAGAGATAATTTTTAGAATTTACACTTTTGACCATATTCCTGAAGAGCCTGGGCGCAAAAAGAACCCAAAGACAGTTGCAGATACCAGAGTTAAACTTAATTTTCCTCCATTTCAGCATTATAAATTTACATCTGATGGAGAATTAGTATGTGTTGGTAAAAGTCACTGGGCAGGAGGCATGGAAAACGGTTGCTTTACGTTAACAGGCGGAAAAGCAACTAATAAACTTGCTATGATGTGGATGAAGTTATGTGATAGGTACGCAACAAGAGGAAATGTACGTGGATATACATACAACGACGAAATGCGAGGACAGGCAATCTTACAATTGGCACAAATTGGTCTACAGTTTGATGAATCAAAGTCCAACAATCCATTTGCGTATTATACAGCCGCCGTTACAAACTCATTTGTACGAATTATTAACATTGAAAAACGAGCGCAGAACATTAGAGACGATATTCTCGAAATGAACGACTTAAATCCTTCGCATACAAGACTACATGCTGGAGAATGGGAAGCTGCTCTTAAAAGAGAAGCCGGAAAGTAACCATTTCTATTGACATTAATAACTTTTTGTGTTATGCTAATAAAAAAGCGAGGATCTAATTTTGTTTAAAAAGGCAGCAGTATTCACTGACATCCATTTTGGTCTAAAAGGCAACTCTAAACAACATAATCAAGATGGTGAAAACTTTATTGATTGGTTTATTGAGCAAGCTAAGGCTAATAATTGCGAGACTGGTATCTTCTGTGGTGACTGGCATCATAATAGAAATAGTCTTAATCTTACTACAATGGATGCAACTATAAGATGCCTCGAAAAACTTGGACAAGCATTTGAGCAGTTCTTCTTTTTCGATGGTAATCACGACTTATATTATAAAGATAAGCGTGATGTTAATAGTACAGCATTCAGTAAGTTTATTCCAGGTATAACATTTATTGACGAAATTACAACTATCGACGATGTAACATTAGTCCCGTGGTTAGTAGGCGACGAATGGAAGAAGATTGAGAAGATTAAATCTAAGTACATGTTTGGACACTTTGAACTTCCTTCGTTTTATATGAACGCAATGGTACAAATGCCCGATCATGGTGAACTTAAAAGTGAACATTTTAAAAATCAAGAGTATGTATTCTCAGGACACTTCCATAAAAGACAAAAGCAAGGTAAAATACACTATCTTGGAAATGCCTTTCCGCATAACTACGCAGATGCATGGGATGATGATCGTGGTATGATGATACTTGATAAAGAGAATGATGCTGAGCCAGTATACGTTAACTGGCCTGACTGTCCAAAGTATCGCACAGTTAAGTTATCACAGTTAATTGATGATACAAAAAATATTATTAAGTCAAATATGTATATACGAGTAACTCTTGACTTACCAATTAGTTACGAAGAAGCCAGTTTCATTAAAGAAACTTATATTAATCAACATAATTGTCGAGAAATATCTCTTATATCACAAAAAACAATCGAAGAAATTAATACAGACTTAGATATAACATCATTTGAAAGTGTTGACGAGATTGTGTCTAAAGAAATTACTGCAATTGACTCTGAAAACTTTAATAAGAAAATGCTACTGGACATTTATAACGAATTATGATAAGAATTAAAGACTTAACCGTAAAAAACTTTATGAGTGTGGGCAATCAAACCCAGGCTGTAGATTTTAACAAAGAACAACTAACACTTGTGCTTGGTGAGAACTTAGATCAAGGTGGTGACGACACAGGATCACGTAACGGTACTGGTAAAACTACTATCATCAATGCACTATCGTATGCGTTGTATGGTACAGCACTTACAAACATCAAACGCAATAACTTGATTAACAAAACTAACTCAAAAGGCATGTTAGTTACACTACATTTTGAAAAAGATGGCGTTGATTATCGAATCGAACGTGGTAGATCGCCTAACGTACTCAAGTTTTATATCAATGATCAAGAACAAGAGATGGTCGACGAGTCACAAGGCGACAGTCGCAAAACACAAGAATCAATTAATGTTCTACTGAACATGAGTCACGATATGTTTAAACATATTGTTGCTCTAAACACATACACTGAACCGTTTTTAAGTATGCGGCAGAACGATCAACGTGCAATCATTGAACAACTGTTAGGCATTACTATACTTTCTGAGAAGGCCGAAAACTTAAAAGAACAAGTAAAAACAACAAAAGAAGCAATTACATCAGAAACTTTAAAAATTGAAGCTATTCAAACAGCTAATGAAAAAATTGAAGTTACAATCGAAAGTTTGAAGAAGAACCAACGTGCATGGCGTGCAAAACAGACATTAGACACTGAAAGATTGTCTAAATCTATAGAAGAATTAGAACATTTAGATATCGATTCTGAATTAGATAGTCATGAAAAATTATCTAACTGGAACGAACATAACAATTCTATTTTGGCTCTTAAAAAAGAATTAAGCACATTGGAGCCAGCACTATTACGTGCAACTAAGAGTGTAGAAAAAGCACAAAAAGACATCGCAAATCTTGAAGATGCAACTTGTTATACTTGCGGACAAGAGCTTCATGCAGACAAAAAAGCAGAGATTGAATCGAAGAAAGTAAAAGAACTTGAAGATGCAATATCATATGCAACTGAGATTGACACTAAACGACAAGGTGTTGTTGACGCTCTTAAAGAAATTGGTGACATCAACGGCAAACCTACTACTTTTTACGAAACTGCTAAAGAAGCATATGACCATAGACAGAATGTTGATAGTTTAAAACAAGCATTGTCAACAAAAGAAAATGATGTTGACCCTTATCAAACTCAAGTGGACGAGTTGACTAATACTGCACTACAGGATATTGATTGGACCTCTGTTAATGAATTAACAAATTATAAAGAGCATCAAGAGTTCCTATTAAAATTGTTAACAAATAAAGATAGTTTTATTCGTAAAAAAATTATTGAGCAAAACTTAGCATATCTAAACAATAGACTTACATACTATCTTGACAAGTTAGGATTGCCGCATCAAGTATTATTCCAAAATGATCTTAGTGTTGAAATTACACAACTTGGTCAAGACTTAGACTTTGATAATCTATCACGTGGAGAACGTAACAGACTTATACTTGGCATGAGCTTTGCATTCCGCGATGTTTGGGAGAGTTTATATCAAAATATTAATTTGTTGTTTATTGACGAACTTATTGATAGTGGCATGGATACTGCTGGAGTTGAAAACTCGCTAAGTGTTCTTAAAAAGATTGGTAGAGAGCGTGATAAAAATATATATCTTATCTCGCACAAAGATGAATTAATTGGAAGAGTTAATTTTGTAATGAAAGTCATCAAAGAAAACGGATTTACAAGCTACGAAAATGACATCGAAGTATTGAGCTAATATGGAAGACAGCATACACGATAAGTTAGTAAAAGCATACTTAGAATATTTTAAAGAAAACGAAAAGTTTGAAAGAAAAAATTCTGTGCGAACACATCGAGACTCACGAAAATGGCTTAGAGAAATTCGTAGTCTTGCAAAAGAACGCATGGATCAAATACATGAAAAACATACAACTACACGTATTACCAGAAAAGGCAACGATAATAAATAGCTAACGGTAAGTACCATATGAGCTGGACTTATCAAGGTAAAGAAATTAAATGTATTGAAGATCAATACGAAGGATTTGTTTATCTTATTACTAATACTACCACAGGCCAAAAGTACATAGGCAAGAAACTTGCAAAATTTAAAACCACTAAGCCACCACTTAAAGGCAGAAAAAATAAAAGACGAGGCTATAAAGAGTCAGACTGGAAAACTTATTATGGTAGTTCAGACAGACTAAACGCAGACGTAGCAGCATTAGGCGAAGACAAGTTTACAAGAGAAATATTATACCTATGTAAAGGTAGGGGCGAAATGTCCTACATAGAGGCAAGAGAACAATTTGATAGGCGTGTACTTGAAACTGATGAATACTATAACGGTATCATTAATGTTAGAGTAGGCGGGTCAGACAAACTTAAACAGGCATTGTTAGAACAACACATCCAGGCAAAACATTCCAACACATAAGGTTAGCGGGCCAGTTTAATAATACCGCTGTGGAAAAAGCTCTCGTATAGAAGCACACGTAACATATTGATCGACTACCCAGAGGTAGGAAGCCACCAAACAAATTGGGCTCACTGGTTGATATAGATTGTTTTGTTGGCAGTCGAAAAACACAAACACAGTACATAAAAACTCTTTAGCAATAGGAACGAAGCAAGAGGTAGCTGGAAACAGCGATGTCGACGTAGGTTGGGAAAGGTCAGAGCCCATTGTACTTTGTGTATAAACAATTACCTACTTCCAATGTCTCGGCTGGACGGACTCACATGAAGTTATCCAAAAAGACGACGGGGCCGTAACAGGTTCCGTCTGACTAAACAATCTACATGAAACTTAAACATTATTACATTCGTAATAATGCATTTGTATCTTATTAATTACTTCTATCAACAAACGAAGTGTTTAGTTTGAGCGTTAGCGAAAACTAATATCTACGACGTAGATATTCATAA